AGCTCCTGCCTTGACCAGTGTGGGTGGGTATCTCTTTGTCGAAGCAGACTTCCAGGCCCCCGCCTTGACCAGCGCTGGTGGGTATCTCTCCGTCAGAGCAGACTTCCAAGCTCCTGCCTTGACCAGCGCTGGTGGGAGTCTCTACGTCGAAGCAGACTTCCACCTTGAGACTCAACAACATTTATGGGATATTGCTTCAAAAGGCAGGTGGTATATGACAGATAAATGTAGTGAATATCTCTTATCTAAGACGGGTGACATCATTTACAAAATAGATGATGTTGAATTCCCTAAGGAGATGTTTGATAAAGTTAGGAGAGATCAACTGATAGCTTCAGAAGTATTTTCCATAGCCAATATGGAACAACGCCGAGTGGCTTATGAGAGGATGGACAAGCTAAAAATGAAAGACTTGCCCAACCTTAAAACTATCCACTCAGACATAGATGATCAAGGTTATCAAATGAGTATTATCAGCTTTACACTTGATGGATATTCATCCCCTTTCTTATTCTTAAATTGCTTCTGCCCTTCAACGGAGCGGGAATACTTCCTTGAAACTAGGAAGACAGATTGTTGGAAGGCTAAGAACGGGAGCTTTGGTCTTGAAGATGTAGAATGGATTGCAGAGTATTGACCATGACACCTCACCAAATAATCTACATCTGGCCTGATAAAACTTGGTGCCGCCAGCTAAACCTGGAAGACTACGGCTGGAAGTCTGACGACTATAGGATTCAAATTGCGGCTAAGGATATGACTGATGAGGAGATTGACGAGGTGGTAAATGCCACTATCTAGGGATACCTGTGCCGCTGACGGAGGAGTTGAATTTGGTTATAGGTTGGTAAGAAAAGATGGAAGAGTAAAATTTGCTGGAGCTTGGTATCAATCGGATAGTCTAGAATACTATGTAGGAACATATATTGTGATGAGAACTCTGGATTATTGGTATACAGAGGTACAAGCATGGAAGGATTACCCTACGGGTAGAAAAGATTATTTGATTTGTACCTGGGATCTTTAGATAAGAGTTTCTAACTACATCTAATTAAAAGGAGAAAACAATGAAATACGAACTCATACCAGAAAACAGCATGTTTAGAATCAAAGCCCTCATCACTTTTAGTGATGTAGAGGTAGGCGATCTTGGTGGCTTGATTGAAAATGAAAATAACTTGGCTCAAGATGGTAACTGTTGGGTCTCTGACAATGCTCAGGTCTATGGCGATGCTCAGGTCTCTGACAATGCTCGGGTCTCTGGCAATGCTCGGGTCTCTGACAATGCTCGGGTCTCTGACAATGCTTGGGTCTTTGGCGATGCTTGGGTCTTTGGCGATGCTTGGGTCTCTGACAATGCTTGGGTCTTTGGCGATGCTTGGGTCTTTGGCGATGCTTGGGTCTTTGGCAATGCTTGGGTCTCTGACAATGCTCGGGTCTATGGCAATGCTCAGGTCTATGGCAATGCTCAGGTCTTTGGCAATGCTCGGGTCTCTGGCTATGCTCAGGTCTTTAGCGATGCTCAGGTCTATGGCGATGCTCGGGTCTCTGGCGATGCTAAAATCGTCATCTCTCCTATGTGTATAGTACATGGGTGTGAGTTCCATATCACCATGTATCAAAATTTCATACAGGTTGGGTGTAAGCTTCACACAGTAGAAGAGTGGGAGCGTATAACCTCAGCTGGTGTCTACCGGGATCTGTGCCAAGATTATGACAGATGTGTGGAGATGATAGGTTTTGCTATAAAAATGTTGGAGGGCGTGAAATGAAAATACAAGAGCTTCAAAACAAACTCAGAGAAGAACTCCAAACCATACTCAACAATATTGGCTTCGACCCTTACGCTGATGATCTCATCCACGAAGCTGAGGAGATTGAGGCTGAATTGCGGAGGTTGCGGATGATTGGGAATTTCCTCAACGACAAAGTTACCATCACCCATCCGTGGTTGCTAACAGTGGTGAAGGATACTACCACTTTGTATTACGATGGGAAACTCTCAGGTGAGAAGTTTGAGGGAAGCTACTACGTCCTTAGGTGGCTAGCAGAGGGTTTGGATTGTGAAGAACACAATGATGTATGGGTGAGACTACTATGCAAGAATTAAACATAGAAAATACGATAGAGGTTATGAGGGAAACTGTTACATTCTACCTCGGTAGAGCAAAACAGAACCCACTCAAGGCACAGGCTGAATTGGGCAAAGCAAGAGGTGTGATGTGGGCTTTGGGGAGTTTAATGCTTGCTTTTGGTGAGGATAAACAAAGAATAGTAATAAACCAAGAGTTGAATGATCTTCTATATGCTACGGTATCACTACTGAGTAAATCCATTTACTGAGAGGTAGCTAGGTGAAAATCAAAACTAAGCCCATCATTAAATTTGATGGTCAGGATAAATACACATTCATCAATGGTGTGGCTCAGATCCCTGGCACCAAGTCAAGGGCTATGAGGGTTACACTAAGAGAGTTTAATGAGGTGAAGGAGGCAATAAAATGAACATTCAAGAAGCCAAAGCCATGGAAGGTACTGAATTTACTTTTATATTTGAAGACGGAGATACCATCCAAGCCTATGTCAAAAAGTTTGATCCTGAAATAGGGATGTCGTGCTATACGCTTGAGACTGAGACTGTGATGGGATATCAACCAGATAAGGCAGGAGATGTAGATAAACTGCTCAATGTTCCTGACCTAAACTCTAGAAGTCCATCAGCTGAGAGTTGCGTATTTAACCAGTGAAGGAGACACCAAATGTCCAGAGAGCTGTGGCAGAAACTGAACAACCACTATCCAACCTACCTTGTTGGAGGAGCAGTACGCGATATCCTGCTTGGTAAGACTCCAAAAGACTATGACTACGCTACCAAAGCTACACCTGGACAGATTGTTGAAGTATTTCAAGGTCATAAGGTGAACTTTGTCGGTGCTCATTTCGGTGTAGTCATCGTTGATGGATTTGAATTTGCAACTTTTAGAGCTGACGTAGGGGACAACTGCCGATACACAGACACCATTGAGGAAGATCTAGCCAGAAGGGACTTTTCTATAAACGCTATGGCAATGTCTTTTGATGGGATACTAATTGATCTCCATAAAGGAAGGAGGGACATAAAATATAAATTAATTAATTTTGTTGGGTGGGCTTATGACAGGATCAAGGAAGACCCAGTGAGGATTTTGAGGGCTGCTAGGTTTACTACTGGAGGGTTATATCTATCTCAAAGGACTATAAGTTCAGCCTCTCTTCTGTCTAATCTGTTAGATGGAATTAAGCCAGAGAGAATTCAATTAGAGTTAATTAAATCCTTGGAAGCTAGATGGACATCTTTCTTCTTTGAGGCTTTGAAAGATATGAATAGTTTATGCACAGTGTTCCCGGATCTGGAGCGGTGTTGGAAACATGACGGAGGTAATTTCCATTTAGAAGATGTATTCCAACACCTAATGCTAACAGGTGATGCCATCAGCCCCAAGTACCCAATGGTAAAATTAGCAGGATATTTGCATGATATTGGCAAGCCAGCAGCCTACAATCCCGATGATAGGAGCTTTATCTGCCATCATGACCTTGAGGCTGAGATCAATCAAAAGTTGCTCACATACCTTAAATTCAGCAATGAGTGGATTAATGCTGTAGTTGGTTTGACGAAGTTACATATGCATACTGTCATCAAAGGATCTTCACCAAAATCCATTAGGAAGCTGGTAGCGAAACTTGCTACTTATAATCTGACCTGGGAGGATTTCTTGCGACTTAGGATTGCTGATCACAGAGCTAATCTTAACAAAGATCCCTATACCATTTCTGAAATCAAAGAAATGATTAGAGCGTTTCAACAAGAGGAGAAAGTTACATTGTCAACTCATAGTTTGGCAATATCTGGTGGTGAGTTGATTCACCTTTTGTTTCTGGAGCCTGGACCAATTGTCGGGAGGCTTCAGAAAGATTTACTGCAATATGTGATTGAAGAGGGAGAGGAAGTAAATAATACATTGGATTTATTAACTAAAGCTAAGGAGTTGTTATATGCTTAAACATAAGGCTTACAGGGAGATTGAAGAAATTATAACACAGTGGAGGGATTGAAGATGAGAGACTATGAAAACTACCAGCAACTTATTGACAAGGTAGCAGAGATAGATCATGACGCTGCTAGCTATCTTCTGCATGTAGCGCCGGAATTAGCAAGGCGGGGAGGGTAGGGTATTAACTTTATTCCAGGCTATTATCTGACAACAGTATTTACATGGTGTTATACGTTACAAGGACACAAGTATTGGAGAAGGCTAGCATTTAAACTTGAGGAGGTTGAAGAAGAATGAAAGTCTACACATCCAACGCTAAATGGCCACCAGAAGCAAAATGCTGGGATAGCGGAGAAAATACCACCACAGATAAGCACAATACCAAAGAGGAGGCTCAAGGTGTTTGTCTACTTCTTGAGCTGGAGGGTTGGGGTGGAGAAGGTAAGATATTTCCTCTTGTAACATGGGTTACAGAGATTGGCTGTAATTGGCTGGATGAAATCTAACTAGATCTAATTAAAAAGGAGAACACGAAAATGGTAGAAGAAAAGGTTGTAGAAATGTTGAATGTGATGGCAGTAAAACTAGGAGTAGCTACAGAGCACCTATGGGAAATAATGGTTAGGCAAGCATTTGTGTCTAGCGCGGTGGATGTTTTCATCTACCTATTCTGGTGTGCAGTAGGATATGTTTCTTTTATCTTGTTGAAAAGAGTTGAAGACAAGGAAGCAAGATTTTATCTCTATTGTGTGGGGGCATTAGGCTTTGGTCTTGTTATGATCATAATTGGCATCTGTTTCAGTACCACTATAACTGGATTTATCAACCCGGAGTACTGGGCGCTAAATGCAATATTGGAGAAGGTGAAATAAAATGGGAACAAATTACTATCTCCACCAAGAAGAATGTCCACACTGTAAACATCAACCAGAGCCTCTCCACATTGGCAAATCATCAGGCGGTTGGTGCTTCTCTCTTCATGTCATCCCTGAGTTAGGGCTGAGTAGTCTTGAGGATTGGAAGGAACTATGTCAGGATCAATACACTTATACTATCAAGGATGAGTATGGAGAGGCAATTTCTCTTGACAAACTTCTTGGTATCATCATGGTGAGATCGTGGCCAAGGACAAATAGTAACTTTGATTACGAAAGAAACTACGCTGAACCTGGGCCGAGCGGCCTTGTCAGGCACAAGGTGGATGGAAGGCACTGTATTGGTCACGGAGTGGGGACTTGGGATTATATTATGGGAGAATTTTCGTGAGAAGAAGAAAATCACTTCATTACATGTTCCGGCGAGGGCTGTGGTGGTCAAAAGGTAAGTGGGTTGAAGATCCAGGGGGTGGAGCATCTCTACACAGGTACTTTAAAACCACAGAGGGTTTGTATAAAGCATTTCTAGCTACACCATCGCCATGTATTACAATAGTAGCGTATTACAGTAAAGGCGGCTGGAGAGATAAATGGGTAGGTAGTAAATAATAAAATCAAGAGGAGACAACCAAATGAAGAGAAATTTCCGTAACGACAAAGGCGAATTCATCACTGCTAAAGATTGGTTCAAGATGAAATCAGGAAAATCCATTAGAGTCCAACAAGTTACCAATGATTTCAATAAAGTAGAGGTTGTACTCGATGGCTATGTTGAGTTCCAGGCCAAACATCTGGGAAATGTAGAGTTGGCGATATTTGCTGCCAGCTGCGTGAATGTCCGGATCTATATGGACGAGTTGGGAGTCTATGTCTCTAGTAGTGGGGAGGTTGAGGTGTATATGAACTACACCCAGAACAACGCCCAGAACAGGCAAGAAGTCTTTCGTGACTTCCTTAAATTGTTCTTGGCTAGAATACAAGAGCAGAAAAAGTACTGTACGATGGCCGAGGCTATTGAAGTGGAGGTACCGGACAAATGAACATATTTGAATTTAGAATCACCTATTTTGAAGCAGAATCAGGGTCTTTCATCAGTTCAGAAATACTTAAGCAGAAAGCTGATTCAAGAGAGGGAGCCCAGGATATATTGTGGGAATATATCGAGAAGGCGATTTATGACTATGAGGATGAGATGGGGGTTGATGTGGATTACGAAGAAACTCTCACAAACGTCAGTTAATAGGAGACAAAGACCATGAAGAAACTACTGCTCGTATTAGTTCTTGTATTCTTATCAGGATGTAGTATGAAATGTGGGGATGTAAGAAGATCGGTTGAGGCCCATCCCATCAAAATGATAGATCCTTTTATTATGACTGACCTCATAATTGAGGGAGTAGTTTGTGGAAATGATATCTATTAATATTTATATTTTCCTTCAGGACATCTTTTCCTAAAAATTTCAAATATGGAGACACTAAATGAAAATCAAAAACGGATTTCTAACTCAAGATTGTGACGGGGCAATCAAGTTCCATACCAAAAGACCTGGACCGCCTATTTCTACTAACTGGTATACAGAAAATTACATCACAGTCTACACTGAAATGTTTGACGATCTGGATCTGGGAGACGACTACAAACAATCCCTTCGGCAGGTTGTCAATGGGAACGTGATCATGCCCTTGCCTGAGTTAAGGGTGGATGATAGAGTGCAAGCTTGGAGGGACGGGAAGTGGTGTAATTATCATTATGCTTGCTTCGACGGCGATGTGATGTTTGTATTTACTTATGGGAGGACTTCATGGTCAGCTGGGGAGAGTCAAGAAATCATTGCAGTTGAGCAATGGAAACTTCCAGAGGAGGGACAAAATAATGATTGATTATTCCAAGATGACTGACGATGAGTTCTACGAGATCCTCAAAGAATATGTCAATGACATGACAACTGACGATCTCTTGAGTATTGGTGATGTTTATACTGCTCTAGCTGATGAGTTTAATAATGATATCCTGGACACGTGGGCTAGGAGAAATCCAAAGAAGTCAGGATGGAGGGGCGAGGAATGAAAATACTTTCAATAGGTCTATGGTTGCTTAACGGGTGGAAACTGCCAGAGGAGGAGTCTAATGTTCTTTGATAAAGCAGTAGACGCTAGAATGTATGCGTCTCTGGAGACAGCGAGAACACACAGGCAGCATATAGTGGTAGTGTGTAAAAAGTATTTATGCCCGCCAACTCTATATTTTGGTAGGGATTATATTAATGGATTTACAGTCATTTTGAAGTGAGGAGAAATAACCATGAAAGTCTTATCAATAGATGCTTGGGCCGAGCCGGAAGGCGGATGGACCTGGAACCAATGGTACAAAGTTGGCGACATCTCCAAAGAAGATTTCGAGAAACTCAAGACGGAAAGAGATTTCCGCCTGTGGTTCAAGCGGGAGGGTTATGTAGTGACAGCTAGTAAGAAGCGAGTGGCGATTGAAGATGATCAGTACAATGTAGTGTTGGTCGATGCTCGGAGTGGTATGCCACTCTTTGCCATTGAATATGGTCCAGCGTTTTAGGGGAGAAAACATGATATATAGTAAAGATAGGCATGAGACAGAGGTTCCTTACCCAACTATAAATGATTTCACCAAGTGGTTTGTGTATAAGGAAGGGAAGGTTATCCTTGATGGTGTTGGCTATCAAGAGTTTCTCAAACACCAAAAGGCTAACCCTAAATGTAACTATGACAAGGTGGTCGATAGGGAGGGTTATAATAAAGCAGGGGAGTTGTATAGGGAGGACGCTGCTAGGCTAGCGGTGGAGTATGCGCGGGAACTGTTTGCTTCTGTAAATCATCCCAAGGGAATCTGCGAAATAGTTTACGCACAGGCATATGAACAATCCCACGCTTGGGGTTATGAGGAGGTTGAGAATACCTTTTATGATTTGTTGGAGTTTGTGGAGTTAATATTGAAGGAGGTGAAGAAATGACCTACACAAAATTACCTTATGATTTTGATCTCCACTTTGACATCAAATCAGTGGAGGAGCTTCACAGGGTGTTGATAGAGGATTCTCTTGAAAGTTATCATGATGAGGATTTCCTTTATGAGCTTATCAAACACTACAACATACCTTTACCTGATGGTTTTGAACAACCTATTAAAGATGGGTTCCCAAAAGTTGTATGGATCGACAGGTATGGTTGCTATTATACTTATTGTCCAGAGGATAAAGAAAACTACCAGAGGATGAGACGAGGATGAAAGAGATCACCTTACAAACAATCATCAATCACTTCGAGAAACACAATTGGGAACTCTACATCTACAAGCCAGGTGAAGACACAGAGAAAGTAACTTTAGCCTCGGACTGGAATCCAGTCCCCAAACAGCTCTACGATTACCTAGAGAATTTCTACAACTTAGCATGGTCTGATACTTCGACAGGCTGTGCTGAATGTAATGCCTGGATTGACCTCACCCCTGGCTACTACGGTGATGTTGGTCAGTACATCTCGACTGAGTATGGCTATGTCTGCCGAAAATGTGTGGAAGGGAATCAGGAAAGTTACCTGGAGGAGTTTGTCTTCTGGTCTGACCCAAAAGCCTATCAACATAGAGCAATCAAGTGGTTCCAGAAGCCAGCCCTGGCTGAGGCAGGCTTCGTGGAGTTTCAGAGTGTTGACTCCATGTGTAAAGATGTGTATGAGACTGGCTTCCACGCTGGCCAGAACGATGATCCAAACGAGGTGGCTAAGATGATACATGAGGCTCTCGGCCTGGTTGAGATTGTGTTTTGTATTGATGATGTGGGACAGTTTGATTGTCACTGGTCAGCTTACGTTCGGAGGAACTAAGAATGATAAGTCAAGAGGTCGTTATAGCGAGGAAGGAAAAGCTACTAAATGGTTATTACTTCTGGACTGTAAATCAGCCTATGGATGGTTTTTACGGGAGGGTGCTCGGCCATTATGACAGCAGGACTGTAGCAGAAGGTAAGAGGGAGGTTAAGAAAGACTTTCCTTCAGTTATATTCAAATAGATCTAATCAAAAGGAGACTTCAATGAAAATTTCAACTTACATCCACTCCAAAGACACAGAACTCTTCACCAAAATCATCATGCTCGGTATCGACTCACACCTTGAAGCCTTCACCAAGTCAACATTCAACAAGAGTCAAGATCGACTCTATATGGAAATACATGAAGATGAGATCCAGATCCTCCTGCGCCGGCTGGAGGAGATTGAGACTGATGAGGCTGACAGTTGGATTAATGCTATAATTTACGCTTGGTATGGGGTTGAGCTATGATGATAATGAAAAAGAAACAACAAGAATACATGACTGCTATGGCAGAAAGATACTACCAACTGAAATCTGTGCTTGATGGTAGGCAAGCCACCAGAGATGATTGTCAACATGGAGTTAAGGGTCGTGGCTCATACCCCTCAACAGTGACGGACAATGCTGTTATCGTTGACACTCTTAAGTTGAAGCTGGCTCTCGCTGACTTCCAAGCTATACTAAAGGAGATCGGTAAGCTATGAACATCATATGCAGAATCTGTGGACAACCAATGGAAGCTGAACACCGATTGATCAGCCCAGGCAGTAATGAACCTGCTGGGTGGTTGAGCCATGTTGTTCTCCCGATCAGTTGAAGCTTATACGAGATGGAGAATTACTGGATGAGATTAAAAGTAGAGCAAAGGTTGAGATTTCACGCCTTCAACTTAGTCTTAAGGAAGGATTTGGAGGCCACACTGAGTTACAAACAATAAAGAGGGTAATGGGGAGAAACATATGAAACCAGGAGATGTGGTTGCTATCCGGGGAGATCTACGGCGTAATATGAATGGGGAGTGTGCCTATACTCCGGATCAGTTGGTAGATGGTAAGTATGTGAGACACACCGGTCACGGTGGGATCTGGACTGGGGTTGTGAAGAAGGTTCGGGGTGATATGGTTTTGATTGGTGGAGGTTGGTGGTATTCTGGCTTGTGTGAAGTCATAAATGAAGGAGACAAATAATGAGACTTAGAGTTTGGTGGATACCGCAGGTACCAATGAAACCTTTTTTAGTGGATGTAGAGTCTGTGGAAGAAGGTGTGAAGATTATGAATGTGTTGGCTAGGTATGATATGTTTCAATTCAATAACAAGATCAAGCCGGACTACTGTAACAATGGTGGTCTTTTAATGCTTGATGAAGAGGGTGAGTGGTGTGACTGGTATGATGATGAGACAGGAGAAGATAATCCAGAGGAATTCTTGAGGAGAAATATATGAAATCATATCTTGGTAAAAATAGTGAGGGTCTCAACTGTTTTATAGAATGGAAGCTTGACAAGGGAAAATTTTCAGCCAGTGGATTTTGTATGAACAGAGCTGGGACTGACCATGAACAGGGTGGCCAGATGTTAGATGAATTGCTTGAGTATTTTCCCGAACACGAGCAGATGTTTATGATCCACCGGGTCTGGAAGAAGTATCACCTCAATGACATGAAGGCTGGCTCGCCTAAGCAAGAGGAGTTGATTGATAACTTGATAGGTCCAGCCTATGAAAAGAGAAAAGGAGAGGTTAGAGAACATAACTCTACAATTTATGACGCTGAGCGACAGCTCAAAAGGATCATAGCTGATAAGTGTAAGACTGATGACAGAGAGAAGATTGATTACAACTACAAGAAAATCTTATCTCTGGTAAAAGGTATGAACCTAAAGGATAACAAGCTCACTTGGTTTGTATTGGTTCCCTATTGGAAAGTGGATAGATTAGCAACAGGTGTGGACTACTCAGATAATAAGCTCACTATCAGTAACAAGCTCCTCAATACAGTTAGGATGAAGACTCACGATACTCCAAGCCATTATGATTTTGTGTGTAGTGAATTGGAGAAGCTAGGGAGACTGAGAGATCCCGATTACTTGGTTGACGGTGTAGCTTATAAGTATGGATCAAAATGGCCGAAGGAAGAGTTGCCACCAGAAGTTATTGAGGAGATTCAGAGTTGGGTTGAAGTTCCATTCACGGAGAAGACTATTATCCAGCAGCTGGTCGAGAAGTGCGGAGCCAAGCTTGAATATGTTAGACCAGACAAAGAAGTGTCTGGTAGAAGTCATTACAAGCTTAAGATCGGTAAGTATTCTTTCCCTTACTTCTGCGGCCCTTCTGGTGCTACCGCTGAGGATGCTTTAGGTTGTGTTTTACGTGATGCTTATGTGGGAAAAGATGGGTATGAACTGGCTCAAGACTACTTGATTGATGAGCTTGGCTATGAGGACCTCAAGGAAGTCAGAAGAGTAGCTAAAGCTTGTGTTGATACTTACCAGAAGCTGGTTTATGTTGGCTTGTGGGATAGTGAAGTTGAAGAATTGGCCAGGGAAATATAGGAGACCAACAATGAGGATTGACTGCATCTACCACACCAAAAATAATAAATGTACCCAGCGTAAAGGTTTCCTCAGTCTCAAAAAGTGTATCCTCCACGATGACTTACCATGTGAGTGTAGGTTAAGGATTCCTCGGTCGAAACCAACAGCTCCACCTCATCCAGCCAGAAAAATTTACTACGAGAGGACAAGTTATGGGAATTAAATCACATACTTACCACTACTACGAAGATGGTGAAGAGTCTTTCCCCATCCCATTCGCTATGGATGAAGATTCAGTTCTCCTTCATGTTAAAGGAGACAAAGCCATTCTGGGTTGTCTTGACAGGGATGAGTGTCCAAGTGACCCACTGGTGGAGTTTGATGTGGGTGAGTTCTACCAGTTTGACAGTGATTACATCCACTCTCAGAGCAGACCAGATGTTGATGAGTTTAAGAGGATTGTCAGAGCTAATCCAGGAAGGGTAGTACTTATATATTCTAGATACCAAGGCTATTCAGCTGATGACACAGCCTTGACAGTTAAGGATACCAAGACCGACAAGATCACCGAGATTGAAGATGCTGCTGGCTACTACATAGCTCCTGAAGATGTTACTGATCCAGCTAAGTACGCCAAGGGTGTGATGAATGAGTATTCAGCTTGGTGTGAAGGTGATGTTTGGGGCGTATGTATCTGGACTTACTCTAAGGTTGACGGTGAGTGGGAGCTGGATGAAGATGGTAGGGATGAGTGTTGGGGTTTCTATGGGCTAGGGTATGCTCAAGAGGAGCTGAGGAATTCGTTTAAAAGCACAAGGAGATGATGAAATGAAAACTCTTGACGAGGAGCTGAAATCTATAGCTTTGTGGGTGTTAAGGAACGAATTCTATATTGATTTTAGTGCTTTAGTGAATGAATACCTGAAGTCTGCTGAGGGATTAGATATTGATGAGGCAGAGCGTAGCTTCAGTGATGTGGCCAATGTTTACAGTCGAGATGAGGATATGAGTAGAGAAGATCCGGTAAATATATGGACAGTTAGTGACAATGGTTATTCAACTGGGCATGACAATATATTGGCAGCACTTGAATTTAAGTCAGCTGTAACAGTATGGGTAAATGGTAAGGTGGTATTTGAATTAGACAAAGATGGCGAATGGATACTTAGTAAAGGAGAAAACAAATGAAATGTCCGATTTGAGAACAGGTATGATGGTCCAGTTGAAGGACGGCTGTAAGTGGTGGATTATGTTAAATACTACTCATGGCAATTTGTATAAGAAGGTAAATTCAATTGAGTTTTTTGGTATGCCAGCTATTGAGGGTAATTTGGAGGATTTACCTGATAATGATCAAAGAATTAGTAAAGTCTGGACGGTAGAACCAACAGATTTGTGCTCAAAGCCAGAAAGGATTGCAGTCGTTTGGGAAGAAGACAATATTAGGCTAATAACATGGGACAGAATAACATATAAAATTAGTAAGGAATCCTATGATATGGTGAAGAATTTCATTAGGAAATTAGCTGAAGGGGACAACAAATGATCAGAACACTTGACAGTCGTGACTTACAGAAAGAACTTGATGAGCTTGAAGACGATCTCACCACTTTGACTAGTGAATGGGAGGATCTTGTTGATGAGTTAGCTGAGATGAGAGTTGATTCTTCTGATGAAGATGTTGAGGAGATGGAACTCAGAGTCAAAGAAAAAGCTGAGGAGATTGACGATTGGAAGGGAGACAATCAAGAGCGGTTTGATGATTTGAAACAATTGTTCACTTGTATTGAGGATGATTGTACTCTCATTTTGGAAGATGATTTTCAGGAGTACGTTAAGGAAATGGCTGATGATGTAGTTGGGAATATTCCTAGTTGGATTGTGGTGGACTGGAAGGCTACAGCTAGTGATGTCCAAATGGACTATACTGCCGTTGAGTTTGACGGCGAAACTTGGTTGGTGAGGTGAGAAACATGTTACATTACAAGGGCTTACCAATCACAATGAAAAAGAAGTGGGATGTAAACGGCAACAGGATAGTTGTAATCTCAGTACCAAGATCAAGAGGCTTCTCCATCCAAACCAACGGTAACTTACCTAATACTCACAATTCGCTGGGGATTGATGAGGCTGAGGTAGTGGATTATGTGATGAAGTACGGGACTCACAGGCAGAAGGAGGTGTTAAGCTGTGGAAAATGATGAGAGACGGGTGTTGAAAGGATTATCAAATCTTGTTTACAAAGAATTAAGGACAGCTGCACAAGAGCAGAGATATCCTGGACATGATCCAGACAGGATGGATGAAATAATTTCGGATGCTCTTGATAAAGCTAAAGCTTACCGTAGACTCAGGGAGGAGTTTGAGAACACATGTACTGGAGCTTTAATGAGATGAAAACAACACTGCCGCCATGGGAGGAGGACCATGGCGGCAGGCGGGGAGGAGGACCCATGAAGGAGACATACACAGCTTAACACACTGGAAAAATTTAACAACAAAAAACTTTTGGCTATTGCCTAGCTTAATAATTTTGTGTAAGGTTGGACTATAAACCTTTATAAGGAGACACAAGTGGAAGACAAGGATCAAGAACATGAGAGCTATGGGATGCTTTCCCTCAGTAGAGTATCCGGTAGGGTGAACCTATTTGGCTCATCTATAACCCACAACAATTTCGTAGCCTTGAGAGTGAATACAGCCTCACTCCGGAGGGATCTTAGTAGGAATTGGTACCACTCCAGAAACCAGATCGTGGAAGTCTATATGTCTTATACTCAGTTTGTTGAGGCTATAACTAACATGAACACAGATGGTGTTCCAGTAACTATCCACGCTGTAGGTGGCAAGGCAATGGAGTCATGTCCTTTTGACGATGTGAGGGACAAACTCAGTACAGAGTTTCAGGACAGACTCAATGTGTTATTAGACTCAGCTGCTAAAGCAGCTAAACAAGCCAAGACTAGGTTGAGAGCACCGGGGACAATAAGTAAGGCAGAGAGGAATGAAATAGCCGCAGAGTTGTACCGAGTCAACCAGGAGATCACTTCCAACTTGAAGTTTGTTTTGGATTCATTTAATAAGCAGACCGAGAAGTCTATCATAGAAGCCAAAGGAGAGATTGAAGCTTTCTTCTCTCATAAAATCCATGCCCTAGGCTCAAATGCTTTAGTCAATGCTTTAGAGCAGGGGCTGCTGGAAGCCCCAGATATTGAGGAGAAACCATGACCATCTATCAAGACATTGTAGACCTGTGGAACGGAAGAGCTGATGAGTGGAACCAGTGGCCTGACTTAGGAGAGGATGAGAAGATAGAATTTGCTTACGAATGTGGACTAAAGGAGCACGAAGATGACCCAAGAACAGAAGATTGAAGCTTTGAAGTCCTTAACAAAAATGAAGTCTACCCTGCTAACTATGCCAGATGTAGTTCAGCAAGCAGTGAGGATGTGTCAGCAGGATCTTGAGAGAGCATGTATCAATTATAATTTGATTGAGGGTGGGCGAATAGTGTCTACCTTCGCTCTGACAATGACAGCATTGGAAGTGACGTTGTTAAATGAGGTAGTGGAAGATTGTCTTCCAGGTGTAGTTAAACATTAATTTAGGGAGAGCTGGAGAATGAAAAGAATTATTGGTCTGGTAGCAGTTGGGATGTTGATGTGTTCGTTGGCTAACGCTGAGGGGATTTCCACAGGAAAGTCAACAGGAACGTATTTCAAGGTAGGCCATAACATTGCCTCCGGCCTTGGGATGAGTAAGGATAAGGTAATGGAATCAAAAGGCTCAGTAGAAAACTTGGATCGTCTGGTCAAGGGTGAGGCGGATATAGCTTTGGTTCAGATGGATGCCTTGGCTTTCTACATGTCTCAGAATCCTAGTGCTGTTCAGACAGTGGAAGTTATAGGCCCACTCTATGAGGAGTGTGTCTACGCAGCAGTGAACAAGAACGGGAAAGTTAAGAGTGAGAACGATCTTCAGAAGAAGGGAGCCACTATTGCCATTGGTGAACAAGGTACAGGATCAGTAGTGACTTGGGATTACATGCGGCAGTTGGAGCCTGGTTATAAGGAAGCTGCGGTGTCTTTCACCAGCGGGAACAGAGCGCTTGGTAAACTTGCTTCATCTCCTGACTCTGGCCTTGACGCTGTTATGTGGGTAGCCCGACCGGATGCCAATAATGACTTGCTTCAGACTGTTATGAAAAACAAAAGTTTGAAGATGATTAGTATCAGTGATAGTGATCTCAACGATGTCTACAAGCCAACTGGGAAACCTGTGTATCGTTTTGATAACTTACAGGTGGAGAAGGGATTCTTTGCCGACAAAGTAAAGACGATTTATGTTGACGCTGTGGTAGTAGCACGGTCAGAAGCTGACCCTAAGCTGCTGGAGAAGCTTTCCAACTTGGTCTTGAACTATAGGGAGACTCTGTTGAAATGATTGGAGATTTAATTGCTTTGGCAGTCGGAATATTTATAGGGTGGACAGCTAGGAAATGGCGTAATAAGTTTCCATCTTGGAAATAAATTTAATGGAGGGGCTCCTAGAGATGGGAGCCTCTTTAGGGAGGGTGTCGTGATAAATTTAGAAACCAACTGTGTAATAGTCCCAACTATAGACTGTCTATGGCGGGAAGCAATGTCTCTTTGTATCCAGAAGGGGGAAGACTTCCTGGTGAAAGGTGGGAGTTATGTAGGACAGATCAGAAAACAATTACCATATTTTACAGGGGTTGTAACGGCACCCTGGAGTACACCATTTGCTCCGATAACTCCTCCAGGAATCCCACCACCAACCTCTGAAGAGAAGATTGAGAAGTATTTTCAGAGGTACATTGTGGGGAGAGAGAAGGAGCCTAACGAAATTTATACCTACGGAGAATTTATACTTCAGCAGATTGACCAGATAATTGTTTTGTTAAACGACTCCAAAGGTAACACCAATCAAGCAACCATCTGTATTGGGGATGTGTCAACCACCTTCCTGTCCGATCCTCCCTGCCTCAGATCCATTTCGTTTAAGGTTGTCAACGGTAAGTTCCAAATGTGTGTCTACTTCAGGTCGTGGGATCTTTACGCTGGCCTACCAGAGAACCTTGGGGGGCTTCAGATGTTGAAGGAATATGTGTGGTCACATATGGAGTTTCAGGTTGATGACGGTCCCATTATAGCCTTCAGTGATGGTCTCCATTTGTACGAGCAGTACTTCAGTATCGTTGACTGTCTGAATGTGGATAAGATTCAAGTCAGCGAAGAGGCTATGGCTGATAAAGATGAATTTATTGGAGTTCATGGGGTGTGAGTATGAAACCAGATGAGATAATTCACGATTGGGTGGGAGATCTATTAGGTAGGGAGGTAAAGTTCTTAGCCGACACGAAGAGAAAGAGAAAGAGAAAAGGATCTATAGTAGCAATAGCCAAGTCAAGGGCTTTGGTTAAAGATGTAGATAACATTGTTCATTGGATAGAATGGGAGAATATCCATGCTGACTGACATCCAAGGCACACTTGAGAGAATGGAAATGGAAGCCATCATGGTGGAGAGAGCCAGACGGGAGAAGAGAGGAGTAAGCGTAACCAACAAGGAGAATAAAGATTCAGATGTGAAGATGGCTAGGGTGTCAGCGTTTAGTAGGGGTGTAATGGAGGAGGAATTGTTTCAAGTACTCCACCTATCACGTAGATCGGCGGAATTTTGGTTGACGATGGTGATGAAACTGCCGGAAAGATTCCACCAAAAGATTCTTCACATTATCTGGTGGGACTTTGGTGGTGAGGGGGTAGGTGAATTATTGAAACATCAGGTGGAGGATGTTGACACAGATGAATTGGCGGTGGCTCTGTATTCTATTGGATACACTGCTACTAGAGCTTTGGCTCGGGCGAAATGTGAGGAGGAGGTATGAGATGTGATCTAGCAATCCCAGTTGAGTGTGGGATGACCTTAATAATCACTGAGTTCCTACACTCACCAGAACAGAAACTGACATTTGATCATGAGTACCTGCCGGAATACTTTGAGGTGACAGACGGTTATCTGACTGGACCTGACGGTAGGTATATGCCTCGGATGAAGTTCTGGATGGCGTACAATAGGAACGAGGCGAAGGTTTTGGAGAGAATTAAGGAGTGGTTTTATACCGGGGGGATTGAGGATGAAGCTCAGTGAGTTAAGGGCAGTTATAAACAAACAAATAGCTAAATATGGGTTGGATAAGGATGTAAAATTTTTAGGCTTTGAACAGTGTGACCAAGATCTCTTTCCTAAATGGTGTAGCAGCATTAGATTTACTACTTGGAAAAGGCACGCAGATATCGAGGATAAGAAGATCTTATTATGTTGGCTGGAGGATAAGGGATGATCAACTATGCGCCCCATCCACAAGAGTATTATTGCATCAACCTGCCATTCAAGAATAAGATGATGAAGGAGCTAATCTTAGGGCTGGGGGATCGGAAGCATGTCAACGACCCTCAGCTTTGGAACCTACTTGTTATTACGTCTAAGCTTCCTTATCTATGGGAGGACCAGAGGGTCAAAAAAGGCGACAGACCAGCTCAATTTTCAACAATAGAAGAGGCAAGGAGTGATCTGACCAACTACATTGGGGACACACTTGTAGGGAGCTTGGTGAGGAACCTGAGTCCCCTGGAGTTCCTCGAAGTGGCTAAGAAGAATAGCCTGAAGCATTTGAAGCTTTGTAAATACTTTGGTGGTGATGAAAATGGTCTTCGCCAGATCATTGCTGCTCGTAGTTATACGTGGGCGGTGGCCAATGGGAGGCCAATACCTGTCAATGGTAAGGTGGTGATTGAGATGATCAGGAGGATTGAATTATGACTAAAGCAGATATCGTGAGGAAAGCGTGCGTTAAGGCGTACAACCTCGACTTCGATCAGTTCCAGAAGTTATTCCCAAACCTCAGCTTCAATGATTGGAGACTGATGCAGGATGATTTCTCCAGATGGTTTTGCCGCTTAGACAGAGAGAACAGCGAAATTTTCTGTGAGGATTTAAAATGATGGGTTTAATAGGAGGACTCATATTCGGCTGTGCCTTGATGACATATATGATCTATGAGTACAACGATAGGCTTGTTGGGTGCATAGTCGGGATAGCGGTTTGTGCCGCTGCTGTAGGTTTTCATTTTCAAAAACAACATTACACCCACCTTCGAGAAGCGTTCGAGCAGCAGTCGGAACTGCTGGACAGATCCAATGACACCAATCTCCAGCTGCTGAGTAAGCTGACGGACAAGACAGTCTTGGAGCTGTGGGAGATTGGGGATAGGATGGAAGAAGATGAACCCCGTTGAAATGGTACTTGAACATGCGAAGCTACCGTTTAAGGGAGGTAAACTCCATGATTATCAAGTAATTGATATAAATAGGGGAGCACTGGAACCAAATTTTGCATGTTTTCACGGGGTTGGCCTAGGCAAAACGACTATATCTGCGCTTATAGCAGTGTATAAATTGCTGACAGGCTTTGACTCTTGCTATGTTCTTTGTCCAGCTTCGATCATAACACAGTGGGTTTCGGTGTTAACCAAAATGGGAGTGAAGGTTGCTGCGTATGTTGGTACTCCTGCTCAAAGGAAGAAGATAGATACTGACTCAGACTTTTTAGTTATGAGTTTTCAAATCTTCCAGAAGGATAGAGATCTACTCAAGCAGAAGGGAATCTATTTTATCGTTGATGAAGCAACAATCCTCTGTAATCCTCAGAACCTTTTATTCAAGCAACTGCAAGGAGGTGTAATAGAAAAGACAAAGAAAATTCCAGGTAAATTGATGCCGGTAATAGAAAAGATTCAGTATGAAAAGATTAATGAGGGTTGCTGCCTGTTGACAGCTACACCCTTAGCATTAACCGAACAGGCATATGGGCTGGTGAAAGTACTTACGCCTGAAATCTATGATAACTACAGTCAATTCTATAGGTTGCACGTAGCCAAGGAGAACCACTTCAACCAACCAGTTGAGTACAAGAACGTAGATCTACTCCGAGACAACCTCATGCATAGAGCATCAAGGAGATTGTCTTCAGATTACCTGGATCTACCACCCCTTATTCAAAAGGTAATCGAATATGATCTTGATCCAAAACATCTGGAGGCTTATAACAGGATGCTGGATGAGAGGTATATCCAAATGCCTGACGAGGAATTGGTAAACGGGTTGAATGCTACCTCTATTTATCACTGGGCGCAGAGAGTTATTATGCTGCCATCCCCTATAGGATACAGTAAGGATTCTGTGGGCTTCGAGATCCTTGACAACCTTGTGAAGACAGATTCACAGTATCTGATCTTCAACAACTATGTGGCTACCAATGCAGCGGTGAAGGAGAGATATAGTATTGGGGCTTGTTACGGTGAGGTAAATGCCAAGGAAAGAAATACATATATAGCAGCATTCAAAGCTGGAACTTTAAAGGGACTAGCCTGCAACCCAAAATCTGGCGGGGTTGGGTTGGACTTCCCCAACTGTAACTTGGTGATTTGCTCTGAACTTCCGGTAACTGCTAGAGATTATGAGCAACTTGTAGGTAGAGCACATAGGCAAGGTAACTTGAAGACTGTAGTGGCTGTTGTTCTGATAGCGAGGAAGACAATTCAGCAGACTTTATTAAAGAGGGTACTTGAAAAGGAGGATTTGATAACCAGAGTGATTGATACTGATGGGACAATGAAGGGTGGGCTTGTACCTAATGTTATTAGAGATAAGCCCAAGACAAGGGAACAAGTATTCAAAGAATTAAGAGGTGAAATATGAGTGAACACATCACAATAACAATGGAAGAATATGAAGAACTCATAGAAGACCAGGAATTTCTCCACTGTCTGAGGGCGGCTGGAGTAGACAACTGGGATGGTTATGATGAAGCCATAAAAATGTTTCAGGAAGAAGAATAACAGTTGACTTCCAACCCAAACTGAACTATAAAGATTTATACAGTAGTACCTAACCAACAACCTAAAGCCAAGAAAGGAAACTAACACCATGGGATTAAGGACTAACAAAGTACAGATGCCGGAAACCGAAACCCAAGAACCTGAAACTGAAACCAAGAAGGAAGAAACTATGACCGAAACTAAAGAAGTAGCTGTAAAGCCTCCCGCTGATGTCGTCGTAGCTGGAGAACGTATCGCCCCCTCCCTCATGTCCCTCGAAAACAAACTCAACCCGGAAGAGTTCGGGAACTTGTTTCCTCGTATCGTCGGCTCCAACGGTATGGCTTGTGTCTCTGGTGCTGGTGGAGCTACCTTTGGGAACTTCGTTGATGTGCAGTGCTTGTCTCTCTCTGATCGCTGGATGGTTACACCTATTGCTGACCAGAGCGATAAGGGAGCTAAGAAACTCTGCCGTGCCTCTTATGATGGCAAGAATATCATCGACCGTGAAGGAAACTCCATCACGATTGAGGCGTATGTTGAGTCCATTCAGAAGGCTGTTGACACCAAAGGTAAACCTCTCTTCATGAACCCTAAGACCTCAGCAGTTTATGAATTCAACCCCCCATCAAAGTATCGTGATATATTTGGAGTGATTTTCAATGCTGCTGCTAACTCGGACAAGGCCCAAGGATTAGGTATTGTTCAGATCTCTATCAGCCCCACCGCCATGAAGCAGCTCAAGGCATTCGCAATGCAAGCCCCACTGTTCATCATGCGAGGCCAAATGGCTGCTACCCATCAGGACTGTATACGACTTAAGGCAGATCCAAAGTCAGGAGATAGCGGCAACTATACTATCTTCATATTCGAGACTGTACCAATGGATGTGATCGCTGGGTATACTCCGGTATCAATGTAGTTTGAACCAGTGGGCCAACATACTCTTAAGCTAACAGCTCTGGACAATGTGTTGGCCCACTTTTATTTGGCGTACCTGGTGGATCTGGGTGTTTGGTAACACAGGGTGTAGCGCTACCTTGAACGGATATCTGGAGGCGAAGGTTCGATTCCAGCGCACGCCATCCAAGAATTGAGGCTAACATGAGACCAACAACATGTAGGTGCGGCAGAGAACAGAAAAGAGGGGAGACGTTCGGTATCATTAAGTATAGGCACTTACCTTATGATGAACCAGCGTGTCCTGAATGTGTAAGAAAGGAAGAAGAGAGACAATCAGGTAAACGTAGGTTTCCATTAAATTACATGGATAGAATTTAACTTGAGGGAGAAATAACATGGAAGACGATATCAAGATACTGACGATTAAGGAAGCTGAAGAAGAGTTGTTTCTTATTGGTACTGACAAGGAAGAAGCTTTGGAAGAGTTCAAGATCAGGATCGAGGAGGTGGTTGGGCGGATGGACCCCAGTATCAGTAAGAATGAGATTGATGCTGTGAAGAAGTATGCTGAGGCACGCAGTAAGTTGAAGATGAAAGAGTTTGTACAGAAGCATGATGCTTGTGAAAAGGTTATTGGAGAGCTGTCAAATGCCTGATCACATCATAATTCTGGATTGCGAATCCACTGGGTTGGTAGATCCAATTGGTGTGGTTGAAGTAGGTATGTGTGAGATCAGCGATGACTTGGATATCATATCTGAGTTCTCTTCACTTGTTCACACTGACATTCCTATAGCTCCAGAGGCTGAGGCAAAACATGGAATCTCAGCTGAGGCTATAGTAGATGCCCCTCAACTGAAGGACCTGCCATGGCCAAGTGGTGAGGTTATCTTATGCTGTCATAACGTGCCTTATGATTACCCTCTGGTTAAGGATTACATGAACATAGTGGGTACTATATGTACTCTGAGATTAGCCAGAAGATTACTTCCGATGGCTCCAAACCACCAGTTGGATACGCTAGCTACGTATTGTGACCTGCCAAAGTATATTTCGCATAGAACTTATGGTGATGTGAGAAATGTGTGGGGGCTGCTCTGTTATATGAGTGAAGGTAGTGGTATGAATGTGTGGCAGTTGTTAGAATGGCTTAAACGCCCGCTTCGCTTTAAAACTATGCCATATGGTAAGCATCGTGGCTTGTTGATTGATAAAGTTCCTTATCAGTATCTTAGGTGGCTTAAGGCACAGCCCGGTCACGATCCCGATATGGAATTAACACTCAGTCACGTTTAACTGGAGTAGAAAGTATAATATAGATAGCTCAGAGGTTCTCAGAACTTTCTGAGCTATTTTAATTTGAAGGAGATAAAGAATGGGAGCTTATGCGTATTGCCACAGTGTTAAATTAAAATGGGTATTTCAATCAACTGCGTCCAATTGGAGTAATAGCAGGAATATACCGGATTGGTGCCCATTACCTGAGGGAGGAAAAGAAAGATGAAAAGAATAATAAACATGGAGAACGCCAGATGGGGCGCTGAGGAACTAATTGATAGAGGTATGGGTATCATAATGGCTGTGGATCAAGTGGCTCGGGTCTATGAGCTACATGAGGATGAGAAGGAAGAGATTTTGAGTTTTTTACTTGATATACATGGGGAGAAGATATGAAGAGACTTTTAGTAGATTGCTCACACATCTTAAAGATGATGTTGCACGCCGCAGCCAGCAAAGATTCAGTAAAATTAGTAACCTTCAACGAGAAACAAGTGAAAGTAGGGTGTCATAAAGAAGCGTATCAGATTGCGTTATCTAGCCTGGAGAGGACTCTCACTACTTTGAATATGACCCCCTCGCAGATAATATTAGTTAAAGACGGAAAGAATTGTAAGCAATTCCGAAGACAGTTCCTACCGGAGTACAGCAAGCGCCCGGCTGGTCCCCCAGAGTTTTATGAAGAGTACACAGCTCTGGTGGATATGTTTGAAACCACTCTTCTGAAGTATGGAGCCATCAGTGTCCAAAAGGAGGGTGTGGAAGCTGATGATATTATTGCATTTTTTGCGAAGTCACTTGATTGTGTTATCTGGTCGGGTGATGGAGACATGTTGGCTCATGGTGATGTGTTTTTTGACGGAGAGTTGAACAAGGACCACTTCTGCGGGATTAAGAAAGAACATATTGTTGTCTACAAGAGTTTGGTAGGTGACTCGGGGGATAAAATTCCAGGTGCAGCCGGGGTCGGGCCTCAAGGCTTCATAGATCTTTTATCAAAGTATGGCGATGAGTCACTGGACGACCTTAAGGCTATGCTGGAGGAAGAGACCTTAGACGAATTGGAGGCTCACGCCCAAGACTTCAAACCATTTCAGAAGATCCTTGACAGTAAGGAGCAGGTCTACAACAGCTACAAATGTGCTAAGCCCTATCATCCTGGATTCCATAATCTGGAATACAGAATGCTCTACCCCTCAGGGGATGGCAGCCTAACACAATGGGAGTCTACCAAGGAGTTGATCACCAAAGACAAACTCACTCCAGATTTCCTGAAGAAACTCAGTATAGAATTTAGGCAAGCCAAACTTAATGGCCTAGATATTGAAACCTACATTACCGAAGAAGGTAAAGCCTGGGCCTTAGCCAACAAGAGTAAGACCGCCAAGAAGCCACCCATTGATATCATGGGAGCAATCCTGGCTGGTTTCTCCCTTTGTACCGGCAGTAATAACCACAAGAACTATTACTTCTCCGTAGCTCACAAGGACACGGACAACATAACTCTCCAGCAGGCTGAAGAGATTCTCAACCTGCTGCCGGAGGAGGTTCCGGTCATCGTACACAATACTTCCTACGAATTATCTGTGTTACGAAATCACTTCATCCTTAAGTTCGACCGAGGATACTTACCCCCAACCACCTACGATACAAGGATCTTGGCGGGGTATTGTGACGAATACGAGTCAGCCTCACTCAAGCATTGGAGTGAGATCCTGATGGGTTACAAACAGGTGACATTTGGTGAAGTGACTGAGAAACCAGCCTTTGAATTCAGTGATGACAATGATGACGAAGTAATTAAATTTGAAGAGGAATCAGCCAACGTTCAGATGAACGAGTTGACCGGCCAAGAGGTGTTGAACTACGGATGTGATGATTCCGTGTGCAGCGTGGCTCTTTTCCGCTACGCTGAACTCTTAACCAAATATGAGGGCAGTTGGAATGCTTATGAGAAAGCAGACCTTGCTTCTCAGTTTCTGTACGCTGAGAGTTTCCTTACTGGAGTGAAGTTTGACTTGGAGAAATGTAAGATGCTCCAGGAAGAGAACCAGAAGATCTATGATGAAACCATTGACTGCATTGAACTGGCATTAGAAGGGATGGAGTGGACCACGACCGAGGAGATAGTACGGGAGATTCCCCGGATAACTCCTGAGAATATAATGCAGATCAAAGATCTGGCTAAACTCCCCCCTGAATATATCACTCACCATCACTACTGGTCAGGAGCCAAGTTCGTCCCAGCTACTGAGCTGTCACCAGCTGAGATCAAGCGACTCTTCCTGATCTATACCGGTAGAGAGCTGAAGACTTCAGTACGGAAGATTGAAAAGATTGTAGAGAAGATCAGAGAAGAGGGTGAAGTTGAGTTTGCTGATGCTGTAGAGTCTGGTCTTGTCTCCATGAATACCTTAGCTGAATATAGCTTCAGTCCTAAGGCTGAGATCAACCTCAAATCCCCGAAACAGAAGTGTGAACTGCTGTATGATGCCTTGAGTTATCCTATCAGGATCAGAGGTAAGCTCTCTGATAAAATGAGAGCTGAGGGGAAGACTGAAGGGAATCCATCAGCCAATGACGATGCCTTCAAACATGCTATTGCCTATGATGCCAGAGATAATTTTGAGAAGGATCTCTTACTTCATGTGGTCAAGGCTACCAGCTGCCGTACAGAGGACAGTTTGTTCTACGCTCCTTATCAGAACATGCCCCACTACTCTGATGGTTATGTTCACCCGAACGGTGGGCAGGCGTTAACCAAATCCGGTAGGCCAGCATCGAATAAGCCCAACTTCTCCCAGGTCTCAAAGATTAGTAGAGTACGGGAGGTTTATGTCCCGCTGGAAGAAAATCATGTATGGGTGTCGATGGACTTCACCGGCCAGGAGTTGGTTCATACTGCCGTACAGTCCGGGGATGAAGCGATGCTGTCCTGCTTCAGAGGAGAAATCAGAAAGGACATCCATTCCATGACAGGGGTGGAGGTTTACAACTATGGTATCAAGGCTCAGTATGGTCCTGAGAGTGATCAGTTGATTGATTATGATACCTTCATGACTATTCTGAAGGATGATGACCATCCTTTACGGAAGAAGATCAAGGATGCAAGAACCAAAGCCAAGCCAGTAAACTTCTTGGATTTATATCTTGGTACGGCTATCACCTTGGCAGTTGATCTGATGATCACCAAGGAAGAAGCTCAAGCCTTGCTGGACGCTAAGACTCTTATCTTTCCTGGGGTCAGGAAGTGGCAGGACGATATGACAGCTCTCCATGAGGAGAGAGGTTATGCTGTTGAGCCAATGGGACGAAGGCGGCATCTCCGGCTGGACGGAACCTGGAAAGACAAGCATGAGTTAAGAGGTGCTATTAACCACATCATCCAAGGTGGAGCCGCTACCCAGACCAAGATAGCTATGGCTAAGATCTGGCAGCAGAGAGTCCTGGAAACATTCAGAGCCTACTTCCTCTTTCCTGTGTACGATGAGATGAACTTTAGTGTCCATAGGGGTGATGTTATCCCGTTCCTCAAGGTGGCTCATCCAATCATGATTGCTAACTACGCTGGCTTCCCACTGGAGTTTGAGTCGGTGATCAAGATTGGTAGGAGTTTCGGTGAGTTAAAAGAGATAGGCAATACAGTAGATGAAGAAAAAATCAACCAAGTGCTAGCACAGTTGTAATTTATCTGCTCCTAGACTATTATGGTTTATGTTTAACCTTAACTAGGGGGTAGCCAATGAAACAAGAATTCAAGAACAATGTGGTACTGTATCAAGATGATTGTATCAAGCTTCACAAACACACCTGTCAAGGGTCGGGGAAGGCAGTCTTTGTAGTCCCGCCTCATGCTGGCAGGCATGGCAATGTAGCTCAGAGAATGATTGACTCTCTGGCTGCTGAGGGTTTGAGAGTCTACTGGTATGAGCTTCTGCCAGCCACTACCAAGACTGGAGGCTTGTCAGTCTTGGGGCTGGTTCAGAAACTGAGGAAGTGTGTGGAGATGATTGGGGAGGAGAGTATTGATATAGTTGGGATCTGTCAGGGTGGTTGGTTGTCAGCAATCTACACCTCCCTGTATCCTGAGTCGGTCAGCAGACTGGCTCTCTTTGCCTCCCCAATAGACCTCAAAACTGGTATGGATAATGCTATTGAGGATTACTGTAAGGTGGCTTCAATTGCTTATCATAAATGGGTGGTAGGGTTCTATGGTGGGATTCAACCAGGGTTCATGCAGTGGCTGGCTTTTGCTCTAGCCAATCCAATCCCAGTCTTCCACACTAGACATTACAACCGATTCCTGTATATTCTTCAGGATGATAAGAAGGCTCTAGCTAAGTTGGATAGGGATGATGATTGGTATAATTTTTATGTGGATCTTCATGGCTGCTGGTTCCTTCAAGGAATGGAACATCATTTCATAGGGAACGAGTTATATGAAGGGACTTGGGATCTTGGTGGTGGTATCATTCCCAAACTAGAAAACATCACTTGTCATGTGGCTGTGTATGCTGGCGGGGATGACGAGATAACCCATCCAGAACAGGCTAGAGGGATCTTGGATAAGGTATCCTCTGGAGACTTCACAATATTTGAAGGTGCAGGGCATACAGCAGTATTTGCGAGACAGAGTTGTATTCAACAATTCATAAATGATTTTTATCATGAGGAGGTTTTGGTGTGATTGAGGTGACTAAACATGCGATAATGAGATTTAAGCAGAGGAGAATGACTGATAAACCTGAGGAGGTGGTTAAGGAGAAGATTTTGAATATGCTGACTTTTGGGAGAGAGGTACAGCCAGTTAATAAGGTTGCCTCACTGTTATATAACAGGATGAAGGAGGCAAAATATTTCCAGTCAGGTGATCTTGTTTGTGTTTTGGTTGGAGATACAGTGGTCACAGTCAGTAAGAATCTTAAAGGGAAATGGAGGGCGAAAGATGGGGATTAATTACGATGGTGGAATGATAGTTGGGGAACTCGGAAGTAAGATTGAAAAGCCCAGAGATTTTAGTGGTGAGTTGTATGAGTGGATTGAAGAGATGGGCTTGGATAGAATGTTCATGTACTACGATGCTGACATAGAAGACAATATTGTTGGTTTTAAAGTTGAGGATGTTCTGGTCAGTGATATGAGTGGAAAGTGGTTGACTGACGTGTGGGAGAAAGCTGCGGAGTTCTATCGGTTGACAGGTGTTCCGGCTAAGCTGATTGGAACTCAAAATATTCGGTGAGGCGGGATCATGAGGAATACAGGGCACTACCTAGAAAAAGCCGTAGAAGACGAATTAAAGAAGAATACTGAGACAAGTCGCCATTGGCGGCGACTTCATGATGGTAAAGCTGCTCTCACCTATATGCCTGCCCAGCCTTCAGATTTTTTCTTGTGTATAAATGAGGAACCAAGCCATTTTGAGTGTAAGAGTCAGAAGGGCAAGACATTTAGATTAAAGAAGTTTTCACAACTTCCTGACATGAAGAGGTGGTCTGATTCTGGTGTCAGGGGTTATGTACTGGTCCATTTTTGGGAACTTGGTGAGGAGTTGATAGTGGTTGATGTGGACAACTTAGATCCGAGTAAACCCTCTTGGGTGTTGGACGGGGTTGGGAAGAAGGCGGGGAGTATTAAAGAAGCACTGAGTATTATAGGGTGGAAATAAAATGGGAAGAGTACATGATACAATAATCAGCGGAATGCTGCGTGACTTCCTCCGTGATGAATTGAGTCTCTTTACTGACGAAGAAGGCCATTTTTCACAATTGGGAAACATATGTGGAATTATGGGATTATGTAGAGCAGATGTTAACAAACTAGCAACGGCGGCCAAGAAACGTTTAGCAGCACTAGAGAAGCAAGCAGGTGTCTTATCTGACCGTAGAATTGATTGGCGGAAAGATATAGTTGGGGAGGGCGAAGAGTGATTGATACATGCCTTTGGTGTAATACAGGTGAGCCACCGATACCAATCCAGCAAGGTGGATCTGTCCATATGGGCTGTGAAGAGTGCGGTTCAGGTAGAGGGATTATAACTATGGAGGAGTTCAGAGAGATGTATTTTGATCTTCTATGTGAGGTTAAGGAATTGAGGAGGAAGGTGAATGAAAATATTTAAGTATGAGTTAGAAGCCACTGATGTACAAACCGTAAGTATGCCGTTTGCCGCTGAAATATTATCAGCACAGGTTCAACATGGTAGGATAAGGATATGGGCAAAAGTAGATCCAACCAGAGATTGTGAAGGGAGGACCATTGTAATTGCTGGTACAGGACATGAAATCAATGAGCCTGGAGGGAGGTTAGTATTCATTGACACTGTACAATTGCATGGTGGTAGTTTGGTATTCCATGTCTTTGAAAGAGTATCAATAGCTTATTGAGGAGGAAGGTAAATGAAAGGGAAAATAATTTGGCTAGAAGTTAAAGAGCGTGATGAAGATGGTAATTTGAGGGATGCTACTGGCTACCAGATGGTGAAGTATAGTGAGCCAGAGCGTTGGGATAGAGAGAGTTATAAGAAATATGTTATCTTTGAACTGGAGGATGAATGAAGAATTCACTGGACTTTTCTGATAAAAGTTGTAACACTACAACCAACAGAGACTTGACTACAATCAAGCTTTGGAAATGCACTCTTCTAAATTTGAGGCTGTTGTCGGCTTACAGCGGTAAGCGGATGGTTGAAATTTTAGATGTAGTGATAAGAGAGGCATTGGAACGGGAGGTGGGTGGTGAAGTTAATAGATCTTGTGGGTCAAAAGTTCGGTAAGTTGACAGTGGTAAGTAAAGTAGAGAATAGAGGAGAGAAAGTTCAGTGGCTGTGTAAATGCGACTGTGGGAAACTTCCTTGGCTACAACTGGAGGTTTGCGGAGAGGTCATACAAAATCATGTGGGTGTGCCAGCACTAATAAGTTTGTAGATTTGGGCAGGCAGAGGTTTGGCAGATTGGTGGTATTGCGCCGTGCTAAGACCATTAAAAAGCACATTACATGGCTGTGTAGATGTGACTGCGGTAACGAAGTTGAAGTTTACATGTCAGGCTTAAAATCCGGTGATTCTAAGTCATGTGGCTGTTTGCGTAAAGAGGTCACTGGTATGCTAAAACTCTCCCACAATAAGTGTTACGAGAGGATATACACAATGTGGCGTAATATTATACAGAGATGTACTGATAGTAATAACACCCGTTTCGACAGGTATGGAGGAAGAGGAATCGCTGTCTGTGATGAATGGAGGTCTTCTTTCGAGGCATTCGATAACTGGGCCGAGGCTAACGGATATGAAGACCACCTAGAAATAGACAGGAAGGATAATGATGGCAACTACTGTCCTGAAAACTGTTGGTTTACCAATCACTCTCTAAATGTTATTAACAGAGGGAGGATGAAGAGTAATACCTCTGGGTATACTGGAGTATCCTATAGTAAGTTAGATGGGATGTGGGTTTCTTATATCGGTTATGCTGCCTTAAAAAAGAAGAGGTTAATATATCTTGGTAGATTTCATAGTAAAGAACTAGCTCTTGAGACTAGAAACCAATTTATAATAGACAACAATTTACCACATCAAATTCAGGAGTGGAGGAATGAATGAGATACCTAATACTTAGTGACACACACATAGCACCTGAAAGGGTCGGAGGGACAACAAACCAATCCCGTATTGCTTTAGACGACCACCTTTTCGATAGACTTAGACACACGATAGAGACAGTTCCTCATGACTGCTTGATAATTGTAGGAGACTTCTTCGCCAGATACTCAGCTGGTGACAAGGCAATCCTCAATTCTTATCTGGCACTACGGCAAGAGAACGCTATAATCTTAAGAGGTAATCATGATAGTCTAAGCCACAAGCCAGGTGAGATCTCAAGTCTAGAATTGGTTGGTGCTTTGCTACCACATACATATTTGGTTTTCCATGTTCCAGAGTTAATTCAAGGGATGTATTTCCTCCCACATGTATTTGATCAGGAGCAATTCAATAAGTACGTAGAAGAGATTCCAGACAACGTAGTTTGCTTCATGCATTGCAATTTTGCAAACTCATTTGCTGAACATGCTGACCATTCATTGAATCTTAGTACAGACCAGTATCAGAAGCTGAAGGCCAGAGGAATTGAGCTAGTGCTGGGCCACGAGCACGGAAAGAGAGATTTGGAACAGCTACACATAGTTGGTTGTCATTGGCCAACCTCAGTTGCTGACTGCTTATCTGGTTCCAAGCAATGCTTGGTCTACGATTCAGAAGCCAAAACTTTCGAGTCCATAGAAACTTGGAATGTGGAAAGAGATTACGTTGAAATGCACTGGTCGGAGATTAAGAGTATAGACCACCATTTTATTAGGGTCGTGGGAGACTGCGAAGTTGTTGAATATCCTGCGGTTGTTCGCTCTATTGCGCAACTACGGAAGACCAGTAGTGCTTTTGTTATCACAAATGCTGTCAAAGTCACAGTAAAAGAAAGAGAGGTGATAGACAAGGAAGAGGTTACTGGCTTCAATATTCTGGGGTTACTCCTAGAAAATGTACTGGAAGAATTTCGTGAGGAGGTAAAATTGTGTATATAGAATCGTTAGAAATTTTCAACTTTGGTAAGATCAAATATAAGAAGCTTGACTTCGTGGACGGACTCATAGTCACGAGGGGTTTGAACGAAGCCGGTAAATCTACCGCCCTCATTCAATGTCCTTTGTACTGCTTCTTTGGCTCCAGTACGTTAGACTGCCCAATAACTCACGTTGTTACTGATGGTGAGCCAGTAAACTCACTGAAAGTTATTGTGAAATATGGACCTTACACAGTAACGAGGAGTAAGACATCTGCTTCTGTATCAGGTGGTGGTATGAAGCCTATCTCTGGGCAAGCTGAGGTCAGTGATTTTTTCTATAAGCTTTTTGGAGTTTACAAAAATACTGAAAAGCTGGTACTTGTTTCAACTCAAGGTGACACCGCTGGCGTGATCAGTAAAGGTAGTGCGGAAGTAACTAAATTCATTGAAGATATTGCTGGTTTTAACCAAATAGATCAACTTCTCGACAAGATCAAAGAAGTCTACCCAACTGGCAATGAGAAGGCTCTCAAAGGTCAGCTGGAAACTGCTGAAGCTGAACAGCTCCAATACCAGCAAGAAGAATTACCAGATGTTAAGAAGCTTGAAGAAGAAAAGCTTGAGGACATCAATCTCATCACAGCTCAAGAAATAGTAGTTGCCGGAAAGCGCAACGCCATCAAAATTCTCGAAGAAAAACTAAAAACAATTGAGTTGGTGAATCAAAGCATCACCAACATTGCCAAGGCTGTGACAACCAAGAAGTCAGAGATTCAATATGCAGAATCTGCATTAACCTCAGCACAGCAAGAGTTGGAGAAGATTCCAGTCTTCAACACAGCAACCATAGAAGAAGCCCAGGCACTGGTAGAAGGTTTCCCTGAAAGAGAAAAAGCTTTCAAAGCACACCAATGGGTCAGCAGTATCAAGCCTTCAGAAAACTTCTGGGATGAGTCTGAGGAGGCGCTGGTTAAGACTATTGCTGATTTAAACAAGAACATAACGAGAGTCAGGGCTGAGGTTGCCAGTGCTGAGGGTGAGATAAAATCCCTAAAGAAAGGTATCCAGGTGGATACAGTATGTACCAAGTGTGGTACAGATGTGAAGGACAAGGTTGAGGCAATCAACAAGAAGATCGCTGAAGATGTAGATATTCTGGAGAGTAAGATCAGGAGCTACAAGATTACCTTACAACAAGATGAGGAAGAGAAGATCACCTTGGATCAGATCTTGACAACCCACCAAAAACTAGAGGGAGAAGTAAAACAACACGGAGATTTCATCTTAGCAGACTGTGATAATATTCCTCATCATTACAGCCTCTCAGGAGAACCAACACAAGAACCCAGTCAACAAGAACTTACCTCGGCTAAAGAAATTATAAATAATTATCAACAGTCGCTCTTGAAACTGGCTTCATGTGATGCTACTATAAAGGAGAAGACATCAGCCCTAGAGCGGCTGAGGGTCGAGCTGACTGAGAAGGAATTAGAACTGACCGATGCTGGTCAGGAAGTAGATACCTCAGTCAAGCGGAAGGAGATCTTTGACAATGAGTGTGAGCTAACTAAGTTAGTCCAGACTCAAACTGAGCTTAATACTCAGCTGACTAATAAGGAGAAGGAGATAGTGTTAGCCAAGGCTAAGATAGAGACCAATAAAAACAACCTGACCAGAGTGGCGAAGACCATTCTCAATATAGGTGAGTCCTTGAAGACTGAGGACAGGAATAGTAAAATCATAAAATCTGTCAGGGATGCTAAACCACTTGTTCTAAATCAAGTCTGGAACAAAGTCCTAGATTACACTCAACAGTCCTTCTCCGAGATGAGAGGAGAAGATTCTGTAGTGGAGAAGTCAGAGAAAGGTTTTACTGTAGATGCCCGTCCCACTTCTCGGCTTTCAGGCTCGGCCAAATCTATCCTTGGGATCTCCCTGAGGGCAGCAGTCAGAGATATTTTTGCTCCAACTGCTGGATTTATGATTTTTGACGAACCGTTCGGGGACATGGACGAGGAGAGAACAGCGGCAGCACTGGCAGCAATTCAAACTATAAGAGGTCAGAAGTTTATTGTGACTCATGAGAGTCAGTCGGAGATGGCAGCAGACCAGGTGGTGGAGATATGAATATTGAACAAGCAATAAGAGAAATCCGCAGACTGTATGGTAAACGTTTACATCCTGGCATGTCTCAACTGGAGATCAAAACCCTATATGAAGATTACTCGTATTTGGATTTTGACTGGGGTGCAATGGGCTGTTCCATAGATTTTGATACTTTTAGTAAAGCTGTTAAAAAGTTGACATATTATTAGGTGATTGAAATATGACTGGAAGAGAGTATGCACTACTATTAACGGGCATTGTATTTGGTTTGATTTGTGGCTTTCGCGGAGGAGTAATTCACGGAGAAAGAAACCCAAACTTTGAAACAGCTGAGTTTAATAGTATTACATATCCACATCTGGTGAATAGATGTAAGTCAGTGTGGGAGGCAGAGAGATTTGCTGATGCTGTCATGCCTATAATCTTAGATGATGTGGTAAACGGAACATCTCCTAGCCAACCAGAAGGAAAATGAACATGACTGAAGACAAATCCACACTCCTTACAGGTGAGCCACATCCAGCAGCACTAGAGGCATTAGACTTTGTAAGGAGCCTCCCGCTTGAAGAGCTAATGAAATGGCACGGTGCCTTCGCCAGCTGTGCTATTGAAAGTAACAGGCTGGCTGAGGTGTGTTCAGGAACACTTAACCGGCTGATAAACAAGAAGCCTGTCAGTGACAGATACGTCCTTGGTTTAGCATGGACTATTAGAGAGGGACTGAAGGAGGAGAATGAATGACTGATATAGTTGATAGTAGTGGGTACTGTAATGTTCACAAGTCTTACCATTGTGAATGTTATAGGCCGAGTAAACAACCCCAGATGGAGGAGACAACCATGGAGACAACAACTAGAAAACGAGCCAGATACCCAGCGAAGTTCAAGGCGGATGTGGCCATCCAAGCACTGATAGGAGCAACCACTATAGCTGAAATCGCAACTGAACATGACATCCACCCGGTGACAGTAAGTACCTGGAAGAAGGAGGCTATAGACAGGCTACACGAGATCTTCGCCAAAGCTGAAGACCCAGCTCCAGGATGTGATTGTGATGAGCAGCTTGGCGCACTATATAAGAAGATTGGCCAGCTTACGATTGAGATGGAGCAAGTTAAAAAAGCTTGACATTAGTTTGGCCTTAGGCTATATAAATATTTATCACTGTGGTAACAGACTCTCATCGGGCTGCGGTGATAAAAATCCTGCAAGCCTGAAACGGGTAGTCCGTTTCAGGCTTTTTCTTTTTAAACCGTGGAGGAGAATAGAAATGATCAAGAAACCCATGAAGGCACCGAGTACCAGTATCACTGATGAGCAGTTAGACATGCTACCATATCCAGTTTACGGGAGTGTCAAGCTTGATGGTTACCGATGCACAACTATGAATGGTGCTTTTACCTCTTCAATGAAGAAGATAACAAATGACTACATTCAAGGCATCTTATCCCAACCAGAATACAGTGGTCTGGATGGGGAGTTAATTGTAGGTGCTCCCAATGATCCAGATGTTTTCAACAATACTACCGGACCAGTAAGGCGTAAGGTTGGAGAACCTGACTTTACTTTCTATGTATTTGACAATATAGCTTGTGACTTGAGTTTGCCATATGGGGTGAGATTAGATCTGCTGAATGAAAGTATCCTCCCTCCTGGAGTACAAGTGCTTGAACAAAAGCTGTTGGGAGATCCTCAAGCTGTCATAGATTTTACTCAGTGGTGTGTGGACAACGATTACGAAGGTGGCATGATCAGGACCAGAGAGGGGCGATACAAACAAGGCAGGTGTACATTCAAAGAGATGAATATATTCAAGAGAAAACCTGTAGAAGATGACGAGTGTGTGGTGATAGGCTTTGAGGAGCAGATGCTCAATGGCAATGAAGTTTATACTAACGAATTAGGATTGAATGTCAGATCAGCCCATAAGGAGAACAAGGTCGGTAAAGGAACTCTTGGTGCCTTGGTGGTCAAGTCAGCTCTATGGGATGAGCCATTTGCCATTGGTACAGGCATAGGCTTGACGGATAATGTCCGTAAATATATCTGGGACAATCAGAATAAGTTCATGGGCAGTCTGTGGACTTATAAGTATCAGAAATACGGAAGCATCAATGCTCCCCGCCAGCCAATTGCTAAGGGGATGCGCGATATTAACGATATAACTAAATATTGAGAGGTTATAGAAAATGCTTAAAAACTTTGAAGAAAAATCAGTGGATTGTCCTTGGAGAAGGTCAGGAAGATGCCTAGTTGTCCATCCTAGCTGGGAGAATGAAACTAGCCTGTGTAGGGAAGAGAATTGTGGCTTTATTTATTGGGGTGTAATCAAGGAGACTGAAGATGAGAGTTGAAATCACTGTAGATATCATCCGGAGAAGTAAGGGAGCTGTTTATGTAGACGATGGCGATGTCCAAGATTGGATACCAAGAAGTCTCATTGAAGAAGAGATAGAAGACGATGAAGTCTTTGGCGTTGAGATCTCTATCCCTGAATGGGTAGCTATTGAAAAGGGGTTTATATGAAAGACTTACTCATTAAAATAACTTCGGCGAAGATGATGGCTTCCGACATCGGAAGGACAGCTAAGATACCACCTAAAGAACATGAGAAGATTCTTGAAGTCTATGGGTGTTTGGTGCTGGCTGAGAAGAGATTGATGAAACTGGTGGAGGTGGGGAATGATGGTAACTGACTTAGACTTAGAAGAAATTGAAACCCTGAAGGCAATTCTGTTCATTGGCGAACATGGTGAGTTCTGGCTAGATAAAGATGACTACTCATCTTTCTTGACAACAGTTGATGAGATGTATCCGAAGGGGGAGAAATGAAAGTAACAGTAGATGAGATAGCAAGGTGTATTTATAAGTGGATAGAAATAGATGAAGGCCATAATTGGAGCGGGCCTTGCCATGACCTCGTCAATCTTGAAGAAGTTGCTCAGAAGATAATAGAGTTAGTAGAGGAGAAAGAAAAGAAATGATAGTAGCTTTTACAGGACCAAAAGGGTGTGGCAAGACCACAGCTGCCAGGATGCTTGGAAATTATAGGGTGGTTTCATTTGCTACACCCCTCAAGAAATGTTTGAAGGATCTCTTTGATTTCTCTGATCATCAACTGAAAACATGGGAGGGGAAGGAGGCAATCGACCCCCGCTATGGAGTATCTCCAAGGAGCGTCATGCAGCAGTTCGGAACTGAATTTGTGAGGAAGACTGTACCAGGATTGTGGGAGCACCTGATGAAGGTTGATATTGAGAGATTCTCTGGCAATCATGCTATTGATGACTGCCGCTTCCCTACTGAAGCACAGTTAGCAAGGGATATGGGAGGGGTTGTAGTACACATCACAGGAAGAAAAGGTGGTAAAGTTTACAAGAAAAAGTGGTGGGAGAGGTTTCTCAACCACAAGTCTGAGAGAGGAGTCAAGGTGATGCCTGGAGACATTGTGATAGATAATACAGGTGGATTAGAATACATGAAGAGACAGCTGATTAAGGAGGGGTTACTTCGCTAAAGCCTCCCTCCGTTTCATCCAAGTAGACTGATTAAAATTTGAGGGGAGGGAATACTCCCCTCAACTTCTAGTCTCCTGCCTTACCATCCAAGGTGACTGCTTGTATATCTCTGGATATTTATTTTTCATGAACTGCCACAGATGGACTCCCTCATACTTCCTACACAGAAAATCGAGGGAGATTTCGGTGAGCATGTAATTACCTTCGTCTACTTCATGCAGGAGAAAAACTGCTCTCATTTCCCCGTTAGCTTGAGGCCCACGATAATCCTCATTGTGTAAGTACGCGGAACCATTGATTAAACCGCGAATTATTCGTCCGTTATTGAGTGATCTATTACCTACTAGATACTGTTGTCTATGCCCCTGTACGAAACTGAAGCCGAGATTTTTGAGCATAGTGTCAATTGAATATCCTCCATAAGGGCGACCGGATAAGGGGTTATAAAAGTAGTGAGAATAACTAATTCCATCTAATTCAACAATTTCCAAGAAAGGGTGTACTTGCCAGCCAAATTTCTCATACTCAAGATCATCAATAGACATGAAGCCTTCCATAGCAGCATCAGACTCAACAGCCCTTGTGATTCTTTGTTCATGATTACCAATAGTTAGGTGCATTTCAGGGTTATACCCTTTCTTCTTGCACGTCTTCCTCCTGGCATTATACCTACGCATAGGGCCAAGCAGAAGCTCCATGCCTTCCTTGGCAGCTTCAATATCTTTCTTGTATCTTTTGCCCTCAGCCTTAAGCTTACCTTTGTCGTAGCTGGAGAGACTTTCCATATCAGCAAAGTCTCCAAGGTTGACTATGACATCAGGCTTCTTTTCAAGGATGTACTGACCGATCCAGGAGAGGTGGTCTTTAGGGGAGGTGGGCGTGATCTGAGTGTCAGGGATGACTAAATGTTTTCTCATCATGTCTCAAGTTTTATTTAATACTACCAGAGACTTGCCCACAATACAACTAAATATATTCAAGAAGGTCAGCAGCTCTGTTTATCCAGCTAGTTATAAACCCCCTCTGACTGGGATCTCTGGAGATGAGTTTGGAGTATCTTCTAAGACGATAAGCTATTATCTTACCAGCTATATTGTGAGGGTTACAACTGTCTAATTTGGCTAGAGTCATTGGTCCTATTACACCATCCACTTTAATATTGTCACCCTGAGAGTTAATAGCTTTTTGGAGCCAGGTCGCGCCGGAGCCAACACCACAGTTAACAGAGGAATCAAATACAACTATGGCTATGGGAGCAGGCATCAGGTGACATTTGTTCTTTAGCCAGTAGTCTCTGGTATAGATCTGATCAGCTAGTTCTTTGGTAAGATTGGCTATGTCCACATCCGGGTACTGTTTCTTGCAGATACCGAATCTCGTAAGACCACCACGATCATTGACATCATAACTGGTCCCACCTTCGTGATCATACATGAAGGTGAAGGCCAGGAGTTTTTTATCTTGTTCTGTCATTGGGCGGGATACTCCCTGGCCATCCGCTCATAGTAGGCTTTCAGTTGTAGGGTATCATGTAGATCTTGCGCTACTACAGCTTGGTGCCACTGGTGTAAACACGCAGAGATAATGATAAACAATGTCACTATTATTAATGTTATTTTCATTTTGCTCGATAGTAGTTTCTTATCAGTCACCGGCTGTACCGACTTTTTATGGTGTTTCCTCAATAAGTTGGACAGCATCGCCATTAATCATAAACACTGATCGCCACCCTGCGGGCGCGGAACAGTCATTAGGGCATGAACCGCCACAGTCGATCCCCGTTTCATCGCCGTTTTGAGTTAGGTCAGCGCAGGTCGGTTCTGCCTCGCAGGCTGCCACTTGGCAAACATCGGTACACCAATTTCCCCCAGCCCCGGCACAGTTTTCCGATGCGCACAGCGACAGGTGGCTCGAATCACACACTGGATCATCCGGCACCGCACTCAGCCCTGATATGGTCCGCAACAGTAATGTTGATTTCGTCAGGAATTTTGGTATTTTAAACGATCCTGAAGTAATGGACTGAGCGGTTTGAAACCCTCCGATCTTTGCAATAGTATCGTCAGATACAGGATAAAAAACATCGGCTGTTGATGTGTAAATTCGGCAGTCCTTTTCGATGTTCATCGCAACATCTAGATAATGCTGGTTGTTGCTCGGCGCGTTCAAGTACAGGAAGGTGAACAGTTCCGAATATGGTTGCAAATATGCGTAGTTGATATTGGTGTAATTGGTCCCGTAGGTCGAATAGCCAACACCGACATAGTAGCCGATTCTGCCGACATACGGCATGTACTCAGCGTTATCGTATCTGTATGTCCCCTGGTCGCCCTCGATGTTGATCATCGTCTCGATGATCGGTGCCCAGCGCAGGAAAAAATCCTTGAGAGTACTGGCCTTTGTTGTCTCTCCTTCGCTCAGCAATAGATAATAAAATTTCAGCAAAGGCTCGACCATCCAGGCATCACCGCCAACCCCAAAATCATACTGGTTGACATACCCGTTAGGTATCCATCCAGCCGTGTCATCAGGTGTGCAGGTTGTAAATACGTCTCTGTTCGTGCAATCCCCGCCCTCGGCAATCAGTAGGGAATTTTCCAGTAAATCCCATGCTGCATCAATATCGGACGGGTTCCCGGTGAGTTGATATTCGTTGACGAGTATGTCAATACCCCGAAACTGATTACGAGTCTCAGCAGTTTTAAACATTGGAGTCTGGTGCTGCCTGCGGATATGCAACCCCATTTGCTCGACGACATCGAGGTACAGTTGGTTGCCGGTCAATAAGTACTGTAGCTGCATCCCCTTTGACCACGCATGGCCTGATTTTCTCGGATCGGATTTTCCGCTAATGCTGTAATCCGCATAGTACGAAAACAGCGAATCGGTCTCGTATCTCTGCCCTCCGTGATAGCCGTATCCTGCGTCTGTACTTGGCGCGTCAGGATCATGTATGGTTATAATATCAGCCTTGTGTTGCAGTAATTCTTCCGCGATATCAAGCATGTTGTAGTCGTCGAATCTCAAAAAACCAGACAGCGCAAGGAAGGTGTAATCATAATGCTGATTATGATACCCATACCCAGCCGTCAACGGCATCGCACCGAACTCCAGCCATCCGTACCATGTCGAATATATCGGTGCCGCTGTCAGTTTGACCATACGCCCATCTCGCAACATATCGAATGTGTTCGGCGTGTAGGTGTTGCCAGGATCAATATAATCCGCGTCAAACAGTGCTCTATGATATTGAGCCTGGGCGTCAATCACATACTGAAAATGCTCCCCGGCGGGAAACGTATAGTTTGATGTTATTGTTTCTGGTAACATCCCCCAGACAAAATTTGTATTAGCGTAATACTCGTCCGATGCCCTGGCGATGAGTCTTTTCTTAATATGCGCCAACTCGTCATCAAAAGAGGCGTCGGTTCCGTGAAAATAATACAAGAGTTCGTGCGTTTTCCAGATACCGCCGATAATGCGATGAGCGGTCCCGGTATCGGGCCAAAGGTTAAATTTTATTTGGTTCCCTGATATCGTGATTCCAATGGGATGATTCTGCCAGAACCATCTGTCTGCAACCATTAAACCTATTTGGGCATCTCGCAGGTCCGCATAGCTATCATATTTGGTTCCGGTTGCGACCGGAGAGGCGTTTTTATTAATTGCATACGCCCACGTATAGGATTGTGCTGTGCCGTCAGATGTTTCCTGTTGCAATAGCTCGTATGTATCGGATGTCGTCGAATCACTGTACCCGCTGAAGGCCACAGTTTTTGAGCTTGCAAGCCCATCCATGGTTGTTTTGAGGTATGATTCGGTGATGCTTATGTTGTGAGTCGCTTGGGCTGAATTATAGGCCCAGCCAAGATTCTCGTTGCGCAATGTAGCCTGGAGTTTGATGTACCCTTTGTTTTTATAGGCGGTATATCTAATGGTATATTTGATCGGTGTGTCAGGAGTCTCGCCGATCCTGGTCACTGGTGGAATTAAGCTATTGTTAGTGGCATCCTTAAACACCCCATCGACCTTCACGACGCAGCGAAGGGGGCCGTTTTCCTCGATGGTTATCGCTGTCGGAGAAGAGAAATATGTAGTGCTGTTATAAACGATTACCCACTTATCCGCTGTCGGGGATGATATGGCGGCAACACCACCTATCCAAATATTTTCAAAAATATTACCAGAAGTTTTACTGATCCTGGCATTGACAGCTCCGGTATCAATCTCCACGTATGTTGAGCGATCAATAGCAAGATCATTCCCCGCTACCGCTCCCTGGCCTGAATCGCTCAGAGTATAGCTATTGGCCGCATCCGCAACAATCGAATCTTGAAAGTCAACCAGCACCATCCTGATTGGCTTGTCTGTGTCGGTCGGAGGGCCATCATACCGAGATAAAACCCTGAACTGTGCATCTTCCCCGGCTATTCCAAGATTCGCGGTTGACAGGATATTGTCGCCCTTGGCGAATGGAACACCATAGGTGATATGTGCATCCGTCCTGTTTGTGCTATATCGCTCCTGGACTGTTAGTGGCACCGTAACGGCAAATGCCGATGACTGAATAAGAGTGATCAGTATTGTAACAATCCACTTAATCATTTCGAACCTCCGTAAAAATCATCAAATGTCCTGGAGGTCGTAGTGGATATACCTATGTACAGCCCTGTGTTTGCGGGGTTAACGGGATTATTGATCAGTGTATAATCGGCGTCATCGCTCTCACCATCCCAACTACTGATATCCGTGGGTGCATTGGCTACGGGATTTATCCAGGCGCGAACTATAGTGTCATCACCTGTACCAGTTACGGTACACCCGATAGTATCGCCCGCATTGAGCGTAAATGTCGTTGTATTGCCTACGTTTGCCGACCATGCTGTACCATTATATACCTGCCATTGGAGATAGCTTGACGAGGCTTTGTAGTACACTTTATACTTATACCCACTGGCCCCCGTCTCACGGAGCAGGACACCGCCATCGCCGGAGTTCGAATCGGTGTATTTAATTTTCGCATACTGATCTATGGTTCCTGTGGCCGTTGCATAACGCAGTTGGGCAGCACTTGCCGGGGCGTTGAGCACGCCGCCTGATACTGTATAGGTTCCCTGATCAGCAACCCACTTAGTAGCGAGCTGATCGGCGGTGAAATCATCGGAAATGCCAGGAGTAACGGAAATCGAACAACTCACCGACTCATTACTGTCGGACATATCAACGGCCCATGGTCCCGCGCCCGTTACTGCAGTTCCGGTACAATCGGCGGTATTGCTCCCGGTATATGTGATTGCTTCAGTTGCGGAATTTAAACCAGAGATTACAGCCGGCGAATCCGCGACATCGTATGGGACACTAGCGACGGTGAAAGTATCACCTGTTGCATCAAGGTCGGCTATGGTTAGCGTCATCGAATACGTCGCTGCATCTGGGGTGTATGCGCCAGTGATCGTGTAGGAGCCCGTTGAAGACTTATAGGTGAAATCACCTGTATCAATTGCCGCATAAAAAGTACCATCAACAAGAGGATTGGGTAATGTTGCGACCTCCGTAATGCCCGTCCCACCAGTGCCGCTCTCAGCAGCCGTAACCCGACCTTGCTGATCAACCGTGATATTTGCATTGGTGTAAGCTGCTGGGGTTACTGCGGTGTCGTCAAGGTCGAGATATGCCGGATTTTCGCCCGCTGCTGGGGTGTAGGTTAAGCCGGTGCGGGCTTCGATTCCGACTAGGGCGGAAACATCCTGTTTTCCGACTAGAGCAGTTGTGAGGTCAAACCATGTACCGTTACCCGCCAGGACATACCCATTTGTGCCCTGGAAAAGTATTCTGCGGAGTCTATCCCCAGCTGCGGCAGAGGCGTCAACCCCAAGCAGCGAATCAGAACTGGTAGCAGTTCCGAGTTCTGGTCGGTCTGATATGTCATCGTTTGCGGCTAGACATGACCCAGCAAGAAGCAGGGTAAATATTAAGGGAAATATCTTTTTCATATTTTAAACTCCATCAGTTATAAAGTCTGAGCCATCAACGACAAAATCGCCACCATCAACAACGAACGTAGCATCAGGTGCATACCTGCCAAGGTAGTCTTGTATTCTGTTCGCCTGCGCTGATTTATCCGCGCTGTAAATTACAATCCCACCACGTGATTGGTGGAAACCAATCCAGACAAAATCATTGTTGAGCAGGGCGTACCACTCATAACCAAACCTCACTATCGGGGCCATTGCATTTGCCGAATCGAAAAACACGTCTCCGCCCATATCAGAGTCTGCCTGAATCGTTACGGCATCAGAGGGCATAGCCCACGATGCATTGGCAAGATCATCGACTGTACCAGTAGTCAGCGTGATGCTTGATATGCCGATAGAATCGGTCAAATCATTTTCTACCAACCAGGCACCAACAAGACCAGTTACAGGCAAATATAAACCGCCACCCTTACTGCCTGACACAGCATCGACGCTCCTTCTAAAGGCTCTGTAAGTCGCCCCAAACATCCTTAAGCCTCATATCCTACATAGGCAGCAGCAACAGTAGCTGTCTTAATGATCTTATAAGACCCTGGTGTGTCAATCAGCGCCATGTTAGGGAAGACAGATAAGATGATGTAGCCGTCTTTGTTAGTAGCGGCTGAGTAGGCAGCATTAGGACCAAGCCTAAACACTTGAGCGAACTCCCCAATAGCGAAGCCATCAGCAGTAATGGTAGTAGGACCAGTAACTGGAAAAGCAGTAGCGGCAGCTACATCTACAGCGGCTTGAACACCATTAATCACATTAGTTATTGCCATTGCTAATCCCCTTTACCCAGAAAAATATTCCAACTGTGGAGGTTACTGCATATGCTCCAACAGCTATTGATTTCAAACCTATATTTTTTAACAGTGAATCAGCTCTACTAGATCTGTTCCAGATCCCTCTGGCCAAGTCTAAATCACCAATTAATTTTAACGTAAACTTACCAGTTCCATAAGCAGCGTCATGATCATAACAAAGATCACTAATATCTACTCCTAATGGTTTGTCCCAAAACAACGTACAATATTCAGCCAACTCTCTGCCTCCTTGTCTTTCGTCTCTCATATCTGTTATTCTTTAACGCCCACCAATCATATTCTATAACACTAACCCCAAACGAGAAAATCATCATAGCTACCACTGTCTCGTACTCTTCCCGACCAAAACTCCAGCAAGTAAGCCACAGCACAGCAATTAGAGCGCAGTTGTAAAATAACCAGGTTATAAAGAGTTGAGTGATTAGATTACGATTTTCCATTCTTACCGCCCCCAATAAAGGTTCTAATCATGCTGAAGCCTTCGGCGGATAACAGGAAACGAACGATATTCAGGCTAATAACGCCAGCAGTGAAGCTGGCGGCGTAGGGAAGGATCTCAGACTCTGAGATGGAAGTAACCCAGTGGCCAGCTATCACACCAATGGGCATGGCAACAAAGACAACCCTACCTAACTCTCCCCACCAAGAAACTCTAGGATCGTTACTTGTTCCAGTAACGATCCTAGCTATTCCACCACTGGCAGCGAGAAGTCCGAAGACAGCTTCAACATTTTCAAGTCCAGGTATTTTGTCAAACATGTATTCTGGCCTCATAAGTTAATTGATAGCCTAGAGTATAACATGGCTGGACTGTCATTACTTCTTAAAAGTTTTGACTTCAAAGAGTGACTTGATCCTAGCCCATAGCCCCTCTTCCCAGTTAATTGGCAGGCGGAAGGTTATCTTCAGCCCTGTTTTCAGCAGTGATTTTTTCAATTCCATGGCGTAACCCTATACCCTTGAATCCATCAGTTATCATACCTGCTCCAGCTGTTATAGCTGCCAAGGAATACTCAATCTCAATAGCTGGCAGTTTGAGGTCAGGATAAGCATAACCAATAATACCAGTGATCCCAACTATAATGGAACTTACACCAGTGAGCATCTCACCACCAGCACCTATGTAAGCCTTCTTCCCATTAAGCATTTTGGCTAGGAACTTTATCACCCAACTTATGATTGTATTATTCAACTGGCACCTCCTTATTTCCTGCTAAGGCTGAATCGCCTGAGTATGTATCCTGTTGGTTCTCAACATTTTCTACTAATCCATTACCGTTTGAGGAAGACTGTGTAGAGTCTTGAGTATATACAAGGTGTTCAATACTAGAAGTAGTGTCAAATGTTCCAGTAAGAGTACTCTGGTTGTCGGCAGTCAGCTTATTCATACCCACAATTTGGTTATTGTCACCAGCAATGACAACACCGGCAGCATCCCCACTTGTCGTAGTTTTATACAATCTTAAAATATCAACCGCAGGCCCAAGAATGAAACCAGATGCTTTCACATAGTCAAGTGGGGAGTCCTCTCGGAAGTATGGCTGCTGCCCCATGTTTCCAGCAAAGGCCATAGAGACTGCAACTTGGCAGGCAGCGTTATCGTTACAGGCTGCTACACCTGACGCAAACTCCTTCAACCTATTTGTGTTTGCCTTAGCAATAAGTTCGTTAGTTGCGGTGTGGGTAGCGCAACTTGATAGCAGCAGTAAAGATAAAATAACCAGTAAGTGTTTCATTTAGATCTCCATCATTTAATTTTGTTAAATTACCGAGGCTGGACTCCAGCCTACAGTTATGTCAAACATGAACTAATCCCTGTAAGTCATACAATAGTAAAATGTAGCTTAGTTATGAAACAATATCAACATTATTATTCGTACTTACCTCAAAACGTTAGGGCAAGCTCAAAAATAGCATCAACTTCTTCGTCAGTTTTCCCTAAAGCCACTTGAACTGCTAGTACCCAAGGATCTAATCTCTTAAATTCACTGGCGTACTCCCACCCCTCCTTGACTTCATCATCAGAAGCTGAAATATAATCAACAACCTGTTGATGTAGCCCAGCAGCTCGTAAGGCTTTACGAATTTGCAGGGGGCCACATGATATTGTTAACCTCCTCTCTGTAACTCTGGACGTAGCTTCCTCTGCTTCCCACCCAGGCCACTCGACTATTTTTGATCCATCCCACATATACCGATTAGGATAGACATTAAACCAACTGCATTGAGACGGATGGATATTAAAAGAAAACTCGCCATCTTGTAACCCATTCAAAGCATTGCACCGCTTACCTCTGTTTGTTGCGGCATCAAAAATACACAACCATTTATCCATGTCTACCCCCTGAGCCTTATAGCATAACACAAAACAGTTGCTGTGTTATTAGCATAAAACACCAACAACCCCGAATCTGGTACCAATACCTCACCTATTGATGGATTGTAAGATGCACCACATAAATTAGAAAATTGAACTGCTGACGCATCATATTTTCTAATACCAACCGCTGTAGCTGAAGCAGACGAAAAATAGAAAAACGCTGATTCTACCCTTGTAGGTGGCATTGAAGCCGCAACAGATGTAGCTGTATTCATTGTAGATGTTACTGTTGGACAGGTTCCTGTGAATGTTAGAAGCATACCTTTTACTACATGCGCAAACGTCACCCCACTGCCATTGTTAATAGCAAATGTTCTCCAACGCCAGGCATCCACCTCAGCATCACTCTCGACTGCCCCCTCGGTGGTATAAGCCCTAAATTCTACCGATCCATCTGCCACAAGTCGCACCATAAAAACATGGAATATCTGATTTGCTGTCCCTGCCAACACTACGGTTTTATTCGTCCCAGTATAAAGACGAGTTGCTCCAGTAGAATCTTTGCATGAACATGGTGCAATAGTTAGTGTCTGTCCAGACACAGTTACATCTCCACCCCGGATATCTCCTTTTATTGGCACAGTTGATGTGACTATCGGGAAAAACTCACCAAATGGTGACTGCTGCAGCTTCCAGTTACCAGCGACCGTGTAATCATTTGGCCTATAAGTGTCAGGGGCGCTAGTTGCGTCTGTCCCAGCTGCATCGTAAAGATATCCATAAAACCCACTTCCATCATCCTCCATGATCAGACACATAGCACCATCGGTCGCAACGTCCTTGCTGATAGCGGTCATAGCAGAAACAGAGTCTGCCGCCCCACTGTCTGTTCCCGCCCCGGTCCTCTTTGTAGTAGTAAATATTTTCCGCACTGCCATTAAAGCACCTCAATTATTCTAAAGTTTACGTCTGAATGTTGTGGGTAACTATGTGATATCTGTGGAGGGCCATCAAATTTACCATAGACCACAAAATCATTACCTTGTAGATCTGTAAGTTTCCAGCCACTGGGTATTTCCCCTAAGTTATCAAATGAATTTTCCAAATTAATTGCTTCTTCCCTCGTTGTTTGCACCAATATATCATAGGATCTGACAATATCGCGTTTTTTGTAGTACATTGAACCATTTGAATTTTCAGCTTTTACTGAATAATCTAAGCGACTTTCCCCCATACCATAGTTTGGATTTTTGTCTCCATAAGTATTAACGATGTTAGCACTAACTACACCAGCCTCCACCGCTACACCTCCAGGCCCAAATATCTCCATTCTTATAATGCAGGGGACTAAAACAGTACTTGATAGCTGTAACCAGAGGGATTGTGATTTACTCCTCTGTATAACAGACGCTGTAACATTTATTTCGATGTTTGCCCATTCTGATCCATACCCCCATTCCGACCCATACCCCCACTCCACTGCATTTGGGTCAGCTACACTTATAGTTGCGTTACCAGCGTTTGTCCCAGCAACTATGATATCGGAACACCCGCCAACGACTTCAGCTGTGAGAATGGCTGCGCTGACTCCGGTAGCTGCCTTATACTTACGCTTTGGGTGTTCATCAAGCATACGAGAGGCTGGAAAATTTACATCAACTGAGTCGGCAGCTATAACGGTGATTTTGTTTTGGGAAATATGTCTCATACTGTTACACTCCCTGATACTTCAGCGTCAACAGACAAGGTATCATAGTCATATATTATTGAAGTAATTATTCCTGTAGTGATAACTGGTAAAACTAATGATTCATCAAGAAGAGTAATTTGATCAAGGATACTAGGTTTATTTTGATTTGACTTGAAGCGAATATTAGCTATATCCTTCTCCATGATGGATTTTATATCAGCGAGAGCTGTTTGAATATTGGTCCCTGTTGTATGATATGGAGTAACGCTGTACTCCCCGCCATTTCCAACGGTCCCCACTAGAGTCTGTGTATCCGTTGCTTTAAACAAGGAGTAAGGAGTATCCTTGAGATATTCACAAGGTTGAACATCAAATTCATCAAGGTTTGTGGCTGTCTGTGTTCCCAACATATCATAAAGATATAAGGTGGTTCCTATTATCTTAACTCCATGAGAGAAGAAAGAACACATATCGGACAATAAATCAATTGCTAACTGATTAGATGTAGTAGTGTGTAGTACTGCTGGGGATAGGGACCTGGCTGCTGTTGAATCAAGTGTCAAACCTAAAGTAGTGCATAATGAAGATACAACATTAACCAATGTGTTATTATAAGCAGTTGATGCTGCTATAGTTTCTGGCATCTCAGACTGCTTGAGATTGTAAACAAAACTATACCTATTATAAGTATCAAGTCTAGCTGTACCAGTAAAAAGTACAATCCCTCCATTCTCATCAGTATCGGTTTCTATTAAGCACACATCAGCTGTTTCTGAATATGCTCCTAATTCCTGCATGAGTTCTGGAGATATAGCAATACTAGCAAACTCAGGGCGGGCAAACCCTCCATGACGAGTAGGCAATGACAACTTCATCGTACTCATACTGGTGATGTATCCAAACCATTGGTATTCCAGCGCGATGTCTTCATTACTAATCCTCTGAAGGGTCCCTCCGTTAGGTGTGAACTCTACAAGTATCATTTTGCGTACAACCTTCCTTTTACCTGTGGGTTGCGCTGCCGTACAGAGAACTGATCATCAACAACTCCAACGATCAGCGTTGTAAGCAACTCACTACCAATATACACTGGTATAGTCAAATTTGGTGGTTGTTTTTGCTGATTTACTGTGTTCATGGTGTTATTATTTATACCCTCCAACTCTTTAGCATATTTGGCTGAGGATCTCTGGTTGACGACAAACTCTCCACCCATACCGAAGTTAGCTGTGGAGCCACCATTGGTATAACCAAGGAAGACATCATCTCTTCTCCCAGATCCTCCGTTAATCCAACCTCCATTGGGGTGTTTACCAAGCCAGCCACCAGTAGCATAAGCAAGCCAGCCGCCGCTTGCCCATTGATCATTACCTTTATCTGGGTCAGGAGCACTAAAACTGTCCCCTCCGGAAGACGATGAACTAGACCCGCCCCCACCGCCCCCGCCTAAAAGACCTCCAGGAGTAGTGTCATCAGTTCTATCTCTACTATCTATATCGGGATCGCCTAAAGCACCACCTGCGTTATTGGTGGGATTCATACCAGGAGACCAGCTACCTATACTCGCAGCCGCCCCCCCTAAGGATGAAGCAGATGAAGACAACGCTGACGCTGAACTCATTAGAGATTCTGCTGACGCTTGAGTCATCTGCGCCCCAAAGCTAGTCTCTCCAAAAGCCCCAGCAGCTGCGTTACTTAGTGCTGAAGAAGAATCTAAGGCACTACTAAGAGCACCTTCGGCAGCATTACTTAATGCTGACGCAGAATCACTTAAACCTTCAGCTGCTTCACCAAATCCTGCTGTCGCATCTCCAAACATAGAGGCTATATCTCCGAAGGCATCTTCGGCGGCAGTACTTATAGCTGACGATACAACCCCGGCATCTACGCCAAAAGTATTATCAAAAAATCCCTCAACAACTGCTTGAAATTCTTCATAGGCTGTTGTAGTTGTCCCCAACTTAACTGCTAAAGAACCTAATACCGGACCTAACACAGTTGAAGCTAAAGCAACAGACCCCATTTTTACAGCAGTCATAGTGGCATGAGTTGCTACACCTGACAAAACACTACCAAGAGAAATTGATGATTCCTTTTGAGCAACAGAGGCTGTGGTAGCAACATCTTGCGCTTTAGACAGCTCACTCGTGGCAGTAGTAGCAGCCTGCGTTGTTGTACTGTTGTCTCTCAGGCCATTGTTATTCTTTTCTATAACAGAATCAGCATCTTTAGTTGCCTCTGCCATATCTTTAAATTTATCCTTGACATCTTCAGCAGACATTCCAGCACCCTGCATAGCGATAGCAAGCTCGTTGAACTTCTCAAATACTCTACTTTTCGCTCCCCCTCCTCCTGGTTTTGGGCCAATCATAGTACCGGTTACACCTGAGTCATATAATCCACCAGTGGCATACCCCTCAGAGTTGATAGCCTCCAGCAGAGGGAGATTCTTGGCAGTGGCTTTTTTGTTAATAATATATTCACCACCCATTCCGTAATTAGCTGTCTTCCCACCATTTGTGAAGCCCAGAAATACATCATCGCTTAACCCAGTACCAGCATTTATTCTACCACCTCTAGGATTAGCAGCTATATACCCACCATCGGCACTACCCCACCAAGTTTCAACAGCGTCCCAAGCATCACTAAACCAAGTGGCATCACTTTCAGCATAGGCATCTATAATAGCTGAAGTAGCTGTACCAGCTGCAACACCTGTACTTGATTGTCCGGCAGCTGCTCCACTGCTGGTGAACACCATGTTGAACACAGCGTTAGCCGCCCACTGAGCTACCATGTCAGCCAGCACTGCTCCAAACTTAGCAAGCATGTTATCCCACAGAGATCCCCATGCTCCCTCAATTCCACCAAACTGTGAGATGAGAAAATCTCCGACTTCAGATCTGAATGTATCCCTTACACCTATCATAGTGCTATAGGATAAATCACCCAGTGAAGTAACATCATTCTTCATCTCTAGCAGGCTAGCCTTAAAACCAGCAGCCATAGTCTCTTGAGCCAAGAGTTGCTCTTTCTCTGTTTTCCAGGCGTCCCTCTGGATTCGCTCCTGCTCTTTGGCGTACCAATCAGCAACATCAGATGATAACTGCTTCTTCCTCTCAGCAGAAAACTCTTCAGTAACGATGATGGCTTCTACTACTGCCTTATGTTTGTTGTATTCTTTATCCAGATCAGCGAGTTTATTAGCGAGAACATCATTGTTAGCTACAGCTAAATAAGTTTGAAGCTCTGACTCAAGGGAAACGGCTTTGGCGTTACTCTCCGTCTGGAGGTCAATTTTTTTCTTTGCGTATGCTTCAAAATTCAACCACTTCAACTCCTCAGCCTTTAAAGAGTCATCAACATTCTTATCTATCCACGCCTCCTCTTTAGCGTAGGCACTTTCTAATTTAGCTAGCTTTCTGTCATAGGCTGAATTTCCCGACTCAACCAACTGATCTAAGAAAGACTCTTCCTTAGCGAGAATAGTCTTTTCTGATTCTTCAATAACACCTTGTCGCTTTATCTCATAGGATTTATCATTAGCTAAACGGGCTTCAGCCTTCTCTGTCTCTGACCCTACTGCTGCTTTTATGGATGCTTCTCTGGCATTGTGCTCTTTCTCTATTCTCTCCAGCTGATTGGCAGTTGTCTTGACTCCTGAGTTGTCAATGAAAGTATTCATCTCTTCGGTCAAACTGATGAGCTTTTGGTGGCTGGCTTCAGCTACTTTAATTTTCTTCTCTTCTTTCTCGCTCAACTTATCCACAGAGGCAGCATGATCATTAGTGGCCTTAGTAGCAATGGCAGTGGCAGTAGTCAGTTCTCCTGTTTTAGCGGTATCGTTTACGGTAACTTGTGATTTGTTCTTGAGCGCCTCTATACTACCTTCAATACCTTGTTTTTGTTTCAACAGCGCTTGAAATTGTTTTTCAGCGGATTCAGTCCAACCCCCATCCCCCATCTCTAGGTCTCTGATCTTAGAGATCTGAGCTATTTCATCAGAAACTATCTTCAATTGGTCTTTATATTGTGACAACCCAGACTCAGACTCAGCTATCCAAGTCTTCATCCCCTCTCTCTTAGATGTCAGCCACTGAGTGAAAGTCTTGTCCTCTGAGGCAAAGGCTATGGCTAAACCTTTGGTATAATCTACTATAGTACCTATAGACTCTGTAGCAGCGTCAGCTACCACTACAAGAGTCTGAGCCAACTTATAGAAAGCTACAGCCAACCCATCAACACCATTAATAAATTCTGGAGAAGATACAATTACTCTAAGCCCCTTGAGTATTTCTGTGGCTTTCTCTCCATCGAAGGCTTTAATCAAAGCGTTCTTGATCTCATCCCCTAAAAATTTCAGCTGCATCTTAGTTGTCTCTGACAGATCAGAGAAAGCTTTGGCCGTAAACCCAGCAGACTTTGAAAGTAAATCTAGGTTTTCTCGGAACTTAGGGAGATTAGTGAATGCTGCCTCAGCCAACTCACCCCTCAAACCAAATGCCTTAAACGAGAACTTCGCCCACTCCTCTCTGGACATTGTTTCTCTGATTCTATTCAACTCCTCAAACATCTTCTCCAAGCTCATGATCTTATCACCAGATATGAACTTGTTAAATTCTATGCCTGCATCTTTCATGAGTTGTTTAACAGCATCAGTCGGGGCTAGCATCTTGGTGATGGCAGTCCTCATAGCTGTTGTACCTATGGAACCCTTCAAAGCTTTGTCAGCAAACAACATAGCAGCTGCTGAAACCTCCTGCAATGAGAGGTCTGCTACACTCGCTAGAGCTGTAGTGTATTTTAAGGCAGTTTGGAAGTCAGTGAAAGATGCTACAGACCCTTGAGTAGCGGAAGCAACTATATCGGCAGTATCCGCCAGGGTTATCATCCCTCCAGTTGCGTTAGTGGTGGTTTCTTTAAATGCTGAATGTAAGGTTATGAGTTGCTCTGTGGAAGCTGCCAGATCTTGTTCTGCTATTGCTGCAAACTTTGCTACTGTTGGCAATTCTGTGAGAGCAGTAGTCACATCCATACCAGCTTTGGTTAATTCTTTCAGTCCCTCTGCTAATTCAACAGGTGATTGTGCAAGCTCTCTCATAGCTAGCAATTCTTTCCGCATGTCCTGAACACTGACAGTCATGTCAGAGATGGAGTAAGCATACTGAGTAAGGTATTCAAAAGAAGACCCAAGCTTTTGAATCTGTATTGAGGTTGACACTGCTGCAAATGCTGTTGCCAACGGTATGACTGCACCGTAAGATAGGAACAGGAGGTCTAAGGCTCCTGCTGTGCCTCTGAGTGCTCCGTGGAGATTTTTACTTGTAGCTGAATATCTATTAGTTACATTATCCAACTTTGAGGTAGTAGCAGATAGTTTTGTTTTACCTTTCTCTAACTTGTCTTGTTCAGCATACCTATCTCTCATTTGTTGAGCAATCAGCGTATTCATCCTCAACCCTGAAGTCTCAATCCCGATCAGCCTCTCTGCGGCTGCGGCCCCTTTGAGGGCAGAAGCATTATACGCCTCCTGAGTCCCAAGTCGGAGTTTCATCTGCTCGTAGATCTGTTTATTGAGCAGGCTTCCTGAAGTCTCTACCCCGATCAGCCTCTCTGCGGCTGCGGCCCCTTTGAGGGCAGAAGCATTATACGCCTCCTGAGTCCCGAGTCGGAGTTTCATCTGCTCGTAGATCTGTTTATTGAGCAGGCTTCCTGAAGTCTCAATCCCGATCAGCCTCTCTGCGGCTGCGGCCCCTTTGAGGGCAGAAGCATTATACGCCTCCTGAGTCCCAAGTCGGAGTTTCATCTGCTCGTAGATCTGTTTATTGAGCAGGCTTCCGGAGGTCTCTACCCCGATCAACCTCTGAGCAGCATCAATACCCTTCAACACAGATGCGTTATGTGCAGCTAGTGAGGAATTCCTTTCTTCTAGTTGCTTCGCAATAAGTGTGTTAAGCCTTGATCCAGCAGTCTCAATCCCAATTAATTTTTCAGCAGCAGTAGCTCCCTTCATTGCCTCAGCTGCATATTTAGCCTGAGCGTCAGCTGCGGAGAGTGTAGCTGCCCTCTGTTTGGATTGAGTTGCTTCGAGTGTCTTGGTGTATTTCTCCAATTCCACGTTGGCTTGAGAGAGGGTTACAACTCTCCTCTCCATCAAAGCCATAGCCTTCTCCAGCTGACCTATCTGCTGTTGAGCCTGAGTTGTATTTGCACCAATCTCTATCGTCATCGGCTATCCCTTCTTGAAGGCGTTCTGCATGTACATGTGGTCTAAGGTCTGGATGATATCCAGGAAGTCACAGTCTTTAAGCACCTTAGCAATATTGGCATTATAGCTTAGTATAACTGAAACATCAATTGGATTCGGGCGTCTGACTGTATAGACCTGTCCAGTCTTAGTTGGGACTATCTCAGCGTAATATTGGCGGGAGCGGGAGAGGGTGTAGAAGTGATTGAGGATCTCTTCTAGGTAGAAGGGGAGGACTGGCATGTTTTGTAGCCCACTTGGAGTTTTACCTGTGTTTTTCTGGTACTGGAGAAGAGTGGGCAATTGATGGCCCCACTCTTGCTCCCACTCCATATAGGCTATCAGCTCTTTTTTAACTCTGAGGCATCTACCTCCGGAGCATAATTCTTGCGATCAGAGGCGAAGTCGATGATATCTGACCTGAAGTCGGGATACTTAATCAAAAAGTTTTTGGCTGCTTCCACTGAGTAGGGAATTACTTTACCCTCATCGGCGAAGCCTTTGCCCCAACCGATAAGTACCGTCTCAGCGATCACTTCCGAAAATATCTCGGTATCACGGATAGCGTGGGCTGCTTCATCCTGGGCCTTCAAGATCTCAAGGGTACGGCGATTGGCCAGCATTACAGCTGAGAGTTTGGTCTTGTAGAGATCGTTGGGGATTCGCCGGAGGGTGACGTAATCGGTCTTGGGATCTGGGCCGACGACCATGTTAACACCATCATTGGCTTTTTCTTTAGAAAAAGAGTAGGACTTGTGTAGATCAAACATTGTTTGGAGTCTCCTTTAAAAAGTGTTTGTAAAATGTGTTACCTTCTGGTACTGTAGTGATTGTAAAGTATTTAAGATAAAATATCAAGAGGAGAGTTGCTCAAATGACCATAAAGAGACTTAATAAAATTGTGCCTGTCAATCTTTCGCCCTATTATTTTCGTAAGTTGGAAATCCTATCAATAAAGATGGGTATCACTAAGAGTGAGGTTGTTCGTCGGTTGTTGGATGGGTATAGCTTGTTTGAAACTCAAGAAGACAAGAAGCATGAGTAGGATGGCAAGTCTTACACATAAGTAGCTGAGTTGACGCATCTATTGCCTCCTTTCCAAAGATCGAAACTGGCTTTGTGTGGTGCAGTTGAAGGTCTTTGGCAGGGAGCGGAGTTGAGCATTTTTCGCAAAAAGTGTAGCCGTATTCGTCAAGTTGTAGGGCTAGGAAAGCTTTTCTGGATTGTTGTTGGCATTTCCTGGCTTCTTTGGTGTCGGAGTCTGGCACGTATTGGGAGGAGCGGGGGTCAATTTGATTGTGAGTAGAGAATTTGAATAATAAACAAAGCGATTTACATTCATCACTACAATAGAAGTTATTTTCCCCTGGAGAATTTCCTTTGTTTGATGATATTCTATGTCTTATGTCTTGATTAGTAGGCTTGAATCTCGTCCCACAATGTTTACAGGTCACTGTTACGAAACCTTCAATCATCATGGGGTTATCCAATGGCAATAATTGTTTGAGCAGCCTCACTGATTTTGAAAAAGATTGAGCAAAAACCTTGTGTTTAGCTTTAGCAATTGCTGCATTCTCCTCCCTCCACTTAGCTGTTCTACCTTTTATTTCATCCTTATTTCTCAAATAATATTCTGCTGATTTAGCAGACAGATGATCTCTATTCTTGGCTCTATGCTCCTTAGCCTTTAATGCAAAAGTTTCCCGATGCTTTTGATAATAGGTAGCGTGACTAGCTGCTACCTTCTCTCTATTACGCAAGTTGTATGCTTTAGCTGCCTCTGCTAGCCTAGCTTTGTTGAGTGTCCGGTACTCTTTACTTCTGCTTAGCATCTTCTCTCTATTGGCATAATAATACTTCTGCTTCCTCATCGAGAGAATGTACTTGTTCTTGGCGCGGTATTCCGCTGACTTAGCAGACAAATACTCCTTGTTATTATCCCTATATACTTTACTTTTTACTGCTACTTTTGGTTTATTGTTATAATAATAACTGGAGGCTCTGGCAATTACCTCGTCTTTATTCTCTTGATAATGTTTCTTTCTCTTAGCTAATACGGCCTCCTTATTGTTAGTGTACTCCCCCTTCCTACACTCCTTACACTGATTCCTGAGTCCGTCCTTAGTTTTCTTTGAGGTTCCAAATTCAAGCTCACTTTTTTCTCCTTTGCATTTGTTACATATCTTCATTAGATATCCTCACAGTTTAATGTTGGTATTTACTAATCCATAATTACTACTATAAAGCAGTTATACATTGATTCCAACAAAAAACTTGGACCACTATACTGAATTTTATGTTTCCCGCTAGTGAACAAACAAAAATGGCCTTCTCCCTTTACAGGAAGAAGGCCATTTAGCTGCAAGTGTAAAGGAATCTAGTTGTTACAGAGCGCCCATAACATCAAAGGCAATCATACTGCCTAACGTACTGTCGGTGCTAGCTTCAATATTGAAGGACATCAACACGTCACTTCCAGCCGAACCTCCGTCGATGCTTGCCGCTGTAAGCTTAGCTCTAGGAATACTAAAAGCGAGGGCGTTTCCTGCTGCGTCGGTAACGCACATTGCAATGTTAATCGGCAGATCAGTCAATTGTTTATTATAAAGAGCAGAAGTAGCAGCAGTCCCAAAGAATACACTACCACTGGCTGTAACTGAATGGGAATCAAATGCAATTCCTGAAGGTGCAAGCCCACTACCCAAACATCGTCTCTCTCTAGCTCCGGCTGATAGGTCAAGGTTAAGGGAAGCTATACATCCCTCCCCCAGATCTGTGCCGTCTACTAGAACATGTGTACCAACCACAGTGTTATACGTGGTCGAGGTTGTGGCAGCAACAGCCGTGGCTATTCCAGGAAACAGGGAAGCATCGCCATGAACCTCAGGCTCTTTACACATAAAGCTAAAACTGCCAGATACACGTTCAGAGGGGGAGTAAGAAAGGTTCATACCCGTCACATAAGCATCAGCGAAGGTATGGTACTTGCCTACGTCAGCCAACTCACGTTCTATTGTAAAAAACCGTGGAGTATCATTGCCTTGCAGGTATCTTGTGCTCGAAATTACACATTCATCAGCAGTAGCAGTAAGTCCACAATCTTTAACAACGGTTTCAACTACGATCTCGGTAGTTGTTGGAGCAGTAGTTAGGCTGGCGCGGTAAATACCATTATTCAGAGCAGACACAGCACCTGTGATACGGAACCACTGCCCTTTAGCCAAAACTGGTAAGGCAGCTGAAGCAGAGCCAATAATATGAGTAACAGTAGAAAATGTCATGTCGCTGACAGTTTTCACCCCCCCAGCAGCCACAGGAGTAGGTGCATCTGCTAACAAAGCTGATAGGAATTCCTCATGGGTGCCATGCGACCAGTTAATGTTGATAGTACCAGCCACTGACCCAGAGACTAAAGTGGAGTCACCACGACCGCGATCAGATCGCAGTTCATTATCAGGGGAGTTAGTTGTCGTCTGGGTAATTGCTCCGCCCGTAACCCTCCAGGTTTGGGGATTACCTACTTCGATTTCCCCAGCAGTATCCTGCTCCAAAAACCGCCAAACTGTACTCGATGAACTTGAAGGCATAGCTAAACTCCTTAAATATTAAAGTAATCCGTATCAAACTTGACATAATTCATAACTCCGTCAAATCCAGGCTTTCCTGTGTTGCTATATGGTATCACACTGTAAAAGTTAATGCCACTTAAATTCTTGTAACCTATGAAACTATACAGTGCATCCGTATAGTCGGTGAAAATCTTCTCACCTTTCCCCGCCCGAGCGTAATGATTTAACACCAAAGCTCCTGAGACTTCCAGATCTTTCCTGGGATTCAAGCCCATCGTCCGAGAACTCCAAGTAATCTCCACCCCAACGAAGGGATTCACTGAAGCCTCAATGTCGGTGCGCCAGTTCTTTGGATAGTTGACTTCCATCGTTGGATAGTAAGTATCGTGGAAGGTCTTGACTAAAGCAGCAAGCTTAGCCCTGGTGGTTTCGTAGGGGTTCATCTTTTCATCCTATAAGCATGGAATTCAGGTGAGCCGTAAACAATCTTCTTTCCGGCAATGGCCTCCAACCAAGCAGCCCCCCTAGCCATTGGGTGGGCACCGGGAACGTTAGGATCTCTTAGGCGCATAGCATTAAGGTTCTCGACAATCTCAGCGTCACTGAGGCGATTGTAGATGGTCACACCAGATATCCAGCCGCTCTGCTTGACGATATGGGAAGTAAGGTTCTTGACGATGTTTTTATTAGCAGATAAAGCTGCTTCAATAGCTGGCATCTTGCCTCGTTCAAAAACCTCCTGAGGAGGAACTATAGGCCAAACATGAGAGAAATATTCTTCCCCACCCTTAGCTCCAGCTGAGAGTCCTGACCGAACAGCCATATTAGCGACAAAGTTGCCAGTATACTGAGGTGCGTTAAAAAGGATCTGCTCAAAGGTCTCAGCCACCATTCCAGCAATACACTCAGCAGTTTCCTTTCTGACGTTTTCAGCTTCCTTGAAAGCAGCCTTGGAGCTGCCCTTAGCTGAGACATCTACACCGCCAATCTTTATAGAAAACTTCATACCCTACCCTGAACAGTCCAGAAAGTGGAGTGATCCATCACCGACTCAATACGATATTTCCCAATCTTATCTCCTACTTTCACCGCAGTAACGACCGATTTTAAGAAGGAAATAGACTTATCTCCATGCTCCATCTCAACATACCCCATGGCCTCATGCTGAAAGTCCATAGTGACGTGCTCAACTAAGCAGACAACTCCAGTAATAGCAGCAGGAGTATTATAAGAGTCAGTTGCAGGATCATAAGTATCCCCTTGACCTTGAAAGATGTAGGTTTGTATTGGGTCTTGTAATTCGGCTGCTTCGACCGCACCAAAACCGATATCGTCAATCCTGGAATTTTCCCTTGCTCTATAATACTTTCCGCCACCATGGATTATTTGGCCTTGGGTGATGGTGTAATAAGAGCTGAAGTGAATCTCATAACTACCAAGATAATCAGAATTGTCTTCCAGGATATTCCTTCTGATGTACGAAGGGCTCATATAGGCATCAGTAACGCCACCAGAACTTGCCAGGCTCTGATCAATACTCCTGATATTATACTGGGTCGATACCGGCAGGACGGGGTATTTAGCCCTGATCTCATCGCCTTGGAAGAAGTCGGAAGCCTTGTAGGAGATGATGTACTTATTACTGGAGGCACTCTCCGTTACTGTTCGCTTAGATGGAATGGAGACCGAGGGAGCTACATCCAAAACCCTACGGGTAGCGGAAGACGCTGATCTGGTGTTGTCAGCAAAGGGTAAGATCTGGCCATAGAACGTAGCACTCCCATATGAATCGGTGAAGAGTGACTCATCGAAAAAGCGGGAGGCTTGAGTAAGGGTCATCATACGCCAGTCACAGGATCAATAGCAGGTTTCACTGCTGCCATCAAAGGCAAGGACACTACAGCTGAGGCATTGATGTTCTCTATGCGGTAGCGTACTTCGTCCAGCTTCTTGGTTATCGCTTCAATGACATCCTGGAAAGTTGCTTCCGGGGAGAAGCGTACTAAGGTTGCTTTGCCATCTCCAATGCTTTTGGGTGCCTTGAGTGAGAGGCTGGTTGCTACTTCGAAAGCGACAGTGTAAGTAGCGAACATCCTTGTTAAATTGTAAAGCTTCTGTTGTATCGCGGTCCTGGTTCCAACAGGAATAGCTTTGATAGCTATGTACCGGGTGTCAAGAGGTCCAGGTCCAGGCTCCTCGGTCGGAAGGGTTACTTCAGCCAGAGCGAGACCGAGGACGTTATCGTAGATCTCCAGAGCAAGTTCAGCATCTGGAAGTTCCTTTTCGGAAACGCCACAGGTGGTTCTCACCTCATCATAGCTAGTATAATCTACGATTGCCATTCTTTTACCAGACCAGCGTTAATTTGTGATTCAAGCCAGCCGTCCATGAAGAGTTCAGTTGGCGAGTTGGTAAAATTATCATCAGAGTCTCCTTCATTTGGTTTAAGCAGCAACACCTTTGATAACCACAAAGTTCACAGTAATAGCCTCCGCTAAAGCACCCGCTGACAGATTCGCCAAGGTAATATGGCAAGATCCCGTGGCTACCCCGTCCACGGAAATCTGATAAGAGCTTACTGTACCTACACCCTTGATACAAACCACGACTACATCTGTAGCCGCTATGGTTGAGTTGGTGAGCGTGAAACCAGTCTCAGCCCCGGCAGCTAAAGACTCAGCGTGCATGGTAATGGTTCCACACAACTTATTAAGGGTAACGGCTGTGGTCTTATCAGTTCCTTGGGTTACTGCCCCTCCAGCGCCAGTCTCGTAGCCGATGGCTCCTATTGATCTGACGGTAGTTGCGCTGGTGATAGAGGACGCTATCATGGTACATGCTTCGAGTGCTGCTTTTAATGCTCCAGGCCAATTAAATCTCATCGTTGTTTACCTCGTTTGAAATGTTTTATTACTTTGGTTATTGCCATTCTTCTACCAGACCTGCGTTGATCTGTGATTCAAGCCAACCATCCATGAAGAGTTCAGTTGCGGCGTCAGTGGTAAGGTGGCGAAATTGAAACGGATGATACATATTAAATCTTATTGAGCGGTAGAGCTTCTTATCAGGCTTTATAATTTCTTCAACAATTGGTTCCTCTACAATTTCGGGTATGGTGACTTCCTTCAGAGCTTCAGCGTTGGTAGTCGGAGGGTGGTTGAGTTTTTTTGGCCTTGCCATTATGTAGTCTCCTTTTATATTAAAGTGTTGCTGACATGATAGTATTTTTTGCTGCGTAGTGCAAGTTTATAGTTGCAGAGTGTGGCTGTGAGGTGTAAGGTAGTGTAAATACCTAAAGGAGGTTATATATGCCAAGAAGAAAAAGTGATTTAAGAAAACACACTGTATGGTTGTCGGATGCTGTTTGGGAGAGAATAGAGAAATTGGCTTTGGAGAAGGGTTATACTACTTCGGATTTGGTTCGAAGAGCATTGACAGAGATGTTGGAGAGGATGGGATCTACTAAAGGAGAGAACAAATGAAAATATACGATGGGTACTTAACAGAAGAGAAGCTGGGAGATTTCCTCAAGCTGGTATTTCCTAAAGGTGAGTGGGTGTATAACAAAATCATTCCTAGTTCAGGGAGCAAGCTTCGTCCAGATTATAGAAATGATCATTACATGGTAGTTGTAGAATATGATGGTCCTGGACACTACACCAATGTTAGCACCACTTATAGAGACCTAGACATAGCTGACGTATGTTCTAATAATGGTTATGAATTCATAACTGTACCTTATTTTCTACAAATAGATGATTGTTTGTTCAGCGCAGTATTTGAGCCCGCTGGTGCCATACGCTCGGAAGGCTTGGAGATGAGCGACTATCCTCAAGGGTTTATATTAGACACTTGTGTATTCCCAGCAAGTTTCTGTCAGACTGGTTTATTAAGATTTTCTCTGGAAATATACAGGAAGTTCTGGCCTTACAAAGATGATATAATGACTACACTTGATCGACACGCTGAAAGGATTGGAGAAACTAAGGTACACCCTTTAATCAGATATGATAAGTTTCTAGAGTTGTGTTGAAATAAGAAAAGCCCCACCAGAGCAATCTGGTAGGGCTTTTCTTATTGATTAGGCAATAAGTGAGAGTACACCGAATGAGTCTGAGTAGTTCCGATAGGTAATGAAGCCCCTATCCAGGCGAATTTCCGTCGATTTCTTCATTATAATCTCCTCAATTGCTGAATAACTGGCAGTAGATGAGGTAATCTTGGAAATAGCCGTAGGCTGCTCAAGAGCCATAATTGTGTTTGCCGCGAAGGTACCTGTGGGCATCACTATCATTGAGATATTAGAGTTAAACGCCGGATAAGAAACAGAAAAAGGCACATCCAAGCGATCCATGGAATTGTTATGCATATTGGTGGGACGGTCAAGTCTATTGTCAATGGCAAGAGCAGCGTCGAAGTCGCATACGAGATGTGTCTTAGTCATCTTCATAGAATTGGCATACAGGAATTTGAGCCATGCCTTCTGACTCAGAACTCCATTAGCAACGATGGTAGCATCATAAGCAGAGGCTTTTACCTGAGCCAATGCCGCAGTACCATCAGACATAGTAGTGGTAGCCGCATCTGCATCCCCAGAGAGTAACGCAGTAATCTGCGTAACCCACTCGTTGTAATTAGCGATTCGGAGGAAACGGCTTAATGTTAATGCCACGAAGTCCAGGTTATTTGCCTGCAATGCTTCACGGCTGATTTCCATACCAATTGCGGTAGTGGGAATTTTACGTGAAATATCGGAGCTTTGCAATGAAAGAAGAATCGGAGGGCGAGTATTCTGACTAACATGCTGGAACTGAGAATCCTCTGGACCTTTAGTAGCGCCGTAAGAAATGACCGGCTGCTCGATACGATTACTCGCAACAGTAGCTTTATAGCCAACTAATGACTCAAAGGCTCCGGTAGCCACATCTTCTTTTGACTGGAGAGCATCTTCGATCACTTCCATCAAAGCTGCGGGAAAAAGCAAGCGGCTCGTCGGGATGGCGTCAGACTGGGTAAAGGAACTAGCATTTGGACCTTCAAACATTTCCAGAAGACTAGTAGCCGGTACGCCATTAGCATCGTCTGCTTTAAACCGCAGACCTGCTTCTATACACATCTGCTGGAACGCATCAGGTCCACCAGCGGCGGTAGGGCATTTGCTGTTGATCAGCTGTCGAACAGTAATCTTCTTGGCCATGGCTTCTTTGTAGAGAGCCATACCATTCAACGGGACGTCCTGAGGATTTCCGTTAGCATCTATAAACTTAGCCATTTTATTTAGTTCTCCTTAATTATAAACTTTCAATGAGAACCGTGGCAGTATCCGCACCAGTTCCAGAGATAACCATCCATTGCTTCATGGTTCCAGCAATGAGGGTGTGAGTAGATACAAGACCGAAGGCTCCAGCCTTAGCAGTGCCAGCAGCCGTATTAGCAGCAGCTTCTACCAAAGTTCCAACAGCAGATGCACCACTCAAAATAACCCACGCACGACCAGAAACAAGAATAGAAACAAGCTTAAGGCCATCAGCTGTGGCTGATTCCACGGCTGCAATAAAACCGTAAATCTGTTCCCCGTCAGCAGCAAGGGCAACAACATCAGTGGCCGCAGGGTATGTTACCGGCTTTCCGATATCCCCATCTAAAATTCCAGCAGCCATCTTGTAAGTTCTGTAGACGTTCTCGCCTACGTTCACAGAGCAAGTAAATTTTGCCATAGTATTAAGGTTTATCCAGAGTTACTGGAATGGGTTCCTTTGGCCCTTTGATTTTATTTGAAACCCAGTGCCTTAAAACTTCCGGCATCGTGGCTTGATTGAATAGCTGACTGCTTCTCCACTTTAGGCTCCGGCACAACAGAACCCACAGGTAGCGCCTTCATGAAGGCTTCAGCAGTATTCTCATACTCAGTAACCAGAGCATCAATACTGAACTTACTCATATCGACCGCAGCAAAGCGCAGACCAATCCGCATCTTAGAAACCTGACCGGCAACAATGGTCTTCAGAGCCTCAGCCCCAACTTCAATCTGGGTGGCCTTGGCTTCAGCTTCAGCGAGTTTGGCGGTGAGATCAGCGTTGACAGCCTGAGAAGCTTCAAGCTCAAGGATGGCTTTGGCAGTCTCTTCCTCACAATCACAGTCGCAATCATCTTTCTTTTCGGCTTTCTTGGCAGCAGCTTCAGCTTCCAGTTTATCTGCTTCAGCCTTCTTTGCTTCCAATTCAGCCAACTCTTCAGCTGTAGGCTGTACTACGGGCTCATCACCAGTAGCCATCATAGCCTGCAAAGCAGCTTCAGACAGGATCTTCTTTTTCATAGTATAACACTCCAAAGTTAAAATTATTTCACATAGCTTAGACTGCTCTGCCTATTCTTGTCAAGGTAATTTTTAGCCAAGCCATAAGCTTTTAGGACTACCTGATCAAATGATTTCATCCCATCAACTAGATTGACCTTCAAAGCCTGCTCCCCAATGAAGGTTCTCCCTGAAGTTATTCCAGATTTTTCCATGACTGGCAGCGGAATCCCACGAGCATCTGAGACTATGCCATAGAACTTACTAGCGTAAGTCATAACCTGCTCCTTGATGTGTTCCCGCTCTTTGTCGGTCAGGGCAAAGTCAGGATCGCCGGAGGCTTTGAGATCGCCAGAGCGGAAACGTTCTGGTTTGATACCTAAGTCCTTGAGATACTTAGATCTATCATAAAGTTTCATAATTACGCCCACGGAACCAACCTCAGCAAAGGCATCAGCATATACGTGATTACTTTGTATCCCGAGGAACAGGCCAGCAGAACACATCATAGATCCAGTGAAAGATATAGTTGAGATTTTGAGGGATGAGATAAAATTAGCACAGTCATACATTCCACGGACTGATCCACCAGGAGTACCATAATGATAAACAATACATCCAACACCCTGCTCAACTGCCTGTTGGGAGGCTTCTTTGATTTCCGGGTAGGAGACAGCGCCGAAGTATCTGTTCCAGTAAGAATTGGTGTTAGTCAGGACTCCTGAAACGTCGATAACAGCCACACCCTCATTGATTGCCAGTAAGTAGGATTGTTCTTCCTCTTTCTCCTGACTTATCATCTCTGGAGTCAGGGACATGAGTTTTGCTTGGATTTCAAAGTATCTTTCTTCCGCAGAAGGGGAGATGGCTAAGATCTCGTAATCGCTCATTTCTTTTGGTCCTTCTGGGATTGGGTTGAGTCTGTCTTACCACTGGTGGTGTCTACTGAGGTATTGCTGTAATCGTTGCCTGTGGAGGTGTCGGCGGCTTTTTTGTAGAAGCCTGTTCCTGAGAGTGGGACGTAACCTTTTGGGGGTAAGGAACCTGTGAGCTGGATGCAAGTGGAGATGTCATCGTTGAGGCCATGACTCAAAAGTTCGAGTAATCTCGCCTGCTTTTGTGATCTAAAGGATTCTAATTCAAGAGAAGGCCGGAGATTAACTTCCTCCATCTGGTAGCTGACGTTAACGTCATGTCCCATCAAGCGTACTGCAAGGGTCAAGGCTCTGGAGAACAGCATGTTCCATTCCTGCTGCACACTTGAAATCGCTTTCAAGAACAACATTGACTCTGTTGAGGCACTGTTACTTGATTCTCCTCTGCCGATTATGGCGGGAAGGATCTTGGCACCTGACGCTATCTTCCCAGCAATAAGATCATTCAGCACTTGGATACTTCGGTCTTCAGATCTGTTGGCATCCTGGATTGTCGAAGGGGTCAGTGTATCGAACACCACGATTGAGTCCCCAGGATCTAAATTAGCCATCTGGCTTTCTAATGCTGCGATGGTAGCATCCATGTGACTTTTCAGCAAATCCTTGTTAGTCTGCACCTCTAACGGAAGCGTAGTCATGTATTTGTCACTGTTAATTGTGACAAGCAGGCGCTGAAATATTGAACGGGTTGCTGCTCTACGCAAGTCATCCAGGAAGGCAGCATCGAAAAGACATGCTTGTATAGCTGCTGTCAGGGGGCTGTCAGCATAGGGAGATTCATTATTGTCTTGACTTGCTATGTAAAAAATAGTGGGGTAATCAAGAGAAATGTCACCTTTTACTGGATCTTTATAGATTGGAAACGTCCTTGGCGTGGCATCACCCCATGTAATCAGTCTCGTTGGCAGGGATCTGAAGAAAGCAGGAAATCTTGTTGAACCTAAAACCAGCTCTAAACTTCCAGCCCCATAGACTAATATATCAAAAAGACAGCTAGTAGCAAGGGATCGAATATCTGTAGTGGAGGTGTAGTGGGTGTAATCGGGTGAACTGTAGTTCAAGCGCATTATGAAAGCATTGGCAGCTCTCGTACCTTCTTCACTAACAATCCCATCCTCATCATAAGCTATAACAGTACATGAACTTGATACCGCAGTGCGGAGCTTAGTCTCTATTGTGTTCGAGAGGTCCGGGCTAGTAAGTACAAGTTTTTTTATTACCTGATTAATGGTAGCTTCATTACGGACGTAATCATTCAGCGACAAATTAGTAGTATTTGTCGCTGAATTCGGCAGCTTACTTCCTTTTGTTTTCCCCAGATATGGGTATGTTACACCCTTAGAGGACGGAACTTTGGGGGCGGGTAGCGGTGGTAGCGTAGCTGCTTTAGGTTTGAGGAACCATTTCGAGAATATATTCATCATGCTAGCTTAATATATTAGTATAGCCTAAGTCAATTCAAAAGTATTTAATTGCACAGCTATAACAACTATAGTATAATCAAACCATGAATCACTGAATTTAACTAATCCAACAATACTGAGGTAATAACTGTGAAGCAAAAAGATCACTCTGGTAAAACTTATGGTTCCTTGACTGCCGTTAAACGTGTTGAAAGACCAACCAATATTAGTCAAGGTACATTCTGGCTATGTGATTGTAACTGTGGCGAAAATCACTGTAAGAAACAAACAGTAGTTAAATCCAGTAATTTTTTAAAGTCTAACGTTTCTTGTGGTGGGGAGTGGGAGTGGAAAAGATCAGAGGCATACAAGGAGGAACTGAGAAATAAACCAACTAGAACATGTACGCAATGTGGCGAAGAGAAGAGCAAGGAAGAATTTAGCCTATTTAACAAAACACCGGATGGAAGAAGAGCTAGGTGTAAGATATGTGAGCAAGAGTATAGCTCAAGTTATTATGATGATAACAAGAAAAAGATATCTGAAAAGGCAGCAGCCAAGAAAAATATCAGGGCGGAATATATAAAAGTATACTCTGCTAATAACAAAGATAAAATAAAAGAAGGTAACAAGAGATACTACATAGAAAATAAAGATGTGATAAGCGTTAAAAGTAAAGAGTATAGAGATAACAACAAAGATAAAAAGAGTACTACAGACAGGAACTATCGAGATAGAAATAGGGATAGACTTAACGCACACCACAGAGAATACTTGCGCTCCCTAGATACTACTCTATCTCATCTTGATAGACTAATTCCAGAAGATGAAGCTGAAGTAATAGATGGGGTCATTACTGTAGTTTGTAGGTTATGTGGTAAAAGGTTTGCTCCACTCAGAACTTTTGTAATTAACAGAATAGCAGCTGTAGAAGGCAGAGGCCCTGGAGAGTGCAATTTCTATTGCTCTGATTTATGTAGGAATGCTTGCCCATTACATGGCTTTCATCCAGAGAAACAGATAGACTCAAGATCCAAACTCTACACACCAAAATCAGAAAGAGAAGAAGACAGAGCTTGTCAAACTGACCACCTCAAGCAGTTACAGTGCGATGAAAGAGGGCACAATTGGTGTGAAAAATGTGGGGATATAATTGATGTAGAGCTTCATCACACTCAACCTGTAGGAAGCAAAGACGCCGTTTCCTCAGCAGGCCACCTACTACTCTGTGCCTACTGCCATACAGAGCTGGAAGCAAGCTGTCGCTTATAAAGGAAGAAGATCTTATTAAGCTCTTTTTCTTAACTGTTGCCTCCGAAATTCCACATTCATCTTCCCAATACAAATAGGGATAGCTCCAAATGTACTATTAGTACCTGATATAGCCAACTTAGCCGCTGTCATGAGGTAGATATAAGAATGAGCGAAGTGATCTTCTCGGCTTGTTTTTACCCAGGCATAATTGATTTCATCTCCCCTGGTATAATCCCTAACTTTTCTGAGGGAAAGGAAGTGCATAAGAATGGTCCCATCTAATTCAGATGTCTGGAAGCTTACTTGATGATTAAGCATACCAAAAAAAGTATCAAATCCAAGGGTCTTATTCAAAGCAACTTGCCGAATTAATTCCCCAAATTTATCGTTCTGCTTGATCTTGTAAAGTTCTGGGATGGGAGTTGTTGGGTTGATATAAATGCAACTGTATAACCTAGGGTATTTTCTTACCAACCTATAGGACATGTCAGCGAAAGGCTGCTGATCCATCACCCCACAAGAGAAGGCAAAATCTTTATGTTTCTGCTCAAGAAATTCTTCCAGCTCATTCAGGGGTACTAATTTTGACTCGGTAATCCTTACAGTGGTGTCGTGCTTTAATACTCCTTGCATCCAACTACATTGTTTTCCCATATCTAGACCAAAAATATGGACTCCTTCTGGCTTTTGTTCACTACTAAAGGTAAAAACAGATCTATCTAAAGCTGAATCACTAAGAAGTGCTGTCTTTCCAAGGGCCTGCTGAAGGAACTCGGTATAGGATGTGAATGTTACAGATGCTCTAATAAGGTCTGGTAGTTTGATGAAGGAGTGAGCAACCCAAGGATTTAGTCTTACTCCTATTGTTGTAGCTGGGAATTGTTCATTTCTTGTAACAACCCACTTTATCTGTCTTTCATCCTGATCAGCGTTTTCCTTACATTCAGGGCAACGCAAGTAAGCATCGTCAACTCTGAGTCCAGATATTGTGGATTTGGTTATGAGCAACAGTGATTCTTTATAATCTGGGATGACAATATCTTCATAATAGTCTGGAAGGAAAATGTTACCACAACAACGGCAGACTACCAGCGGCTCATGAATAATTCCACATTCCTTTATTTCTCTGTCTATACCAAAGTCTGCCACTGTGGGGGTTGATATGAGAATAGTGCATCTATCCCTCGGGTTTATGTGTGTCTGCCTGGAGCGATAGCCAGTATAAACTTTTCGCGATTGCCTGTCAACTTCGTCAACTACGATGGTCGAAATCGGTCTATTTAGCAGAGATGATTTTGAGTTTTCAGACCCTGAAAGGCTGTAGGCTATGCTGCCATTTACAAATCTTTTGACTGATGCTGAATCAACATCTTTATCAAGTAGTCCTCTTAACTTAGGAGATTCTTGTATAACATTAGCTACCCTTGTTTTGAATACTTCGTTAGACATTTGTAAACTAGGCATTGAGAGAACAACAGAACTTCCTGCTATTACTCCCATCTTAGTGAGAATAATTCTATAAACCCACTCACTCATTCCTATTTGGGATGGCTTTATTATAACGAAAGTACAACCAGGATTGTTTTGAACTAAGTCCGTACAATAGCGTTGAAAATCGTGACCCTCAAATGAGAACGGTTTCCCATTAATGAAGGTCTCTTCCGTCATGAACTTAGCGTAATCCAAGCTGTCAGCTGACAACTGTGCCTTCAATGAGATCAAAAAGCTTTCAAAGAGTTGCTTCATATCGCCTCTCTAAGGCTTTCACCACCTTATCAGCCACTTCTTGATCACATTCTTTCAAAACATTCACAATTATCTGTTGTAATATCGCAAACTTCTCTGAATTATACAATTCCTGCTGGATCTTGGACAATTCTTTGATGATTGTGGTTGTTGCATTGAGAATTCCAATGAGATCCTTGTTCTCAGAGTTTTGGTCGCCAAGGATTGCATCTCTTCGCTCAATAATCTTGTCGTAATGCTCTTTCAGCTCCTTGGAAACGGAGATCCTAGTGTCGATTAACTCTTCCATGCTTCTGCCTTAATTTCCTTGCGCCTTCTTCTAGCCCACTTAGAGAGTTTGCCTCCAGAAATCATTGATACTACTGCCTCTTTCCTGCCATTCAACTTTCTCTTTGCTGCTCTGTTGAGGTTTTCCGGAACAGGTTCATAATCATCTAGTCCTATTACAGCCTCTACTAAGTGGTTCGTATTTATATTCATCTCAGCTCTCCTTGTTATTTGTCCATGCTGCCTCGATCTCTTCTGCCAGCTCCGGGAAATGTTCTTCCAAGGCTCGCTTAGCTAAGCCCGTAGGTCGAGAGTTCTTTTTCAGCCAGTTGGAGATGGTTGGCTGAGAAATTCCCAGCTTTTCAGCAATGTCCTGCTGTTTGTGTTTGGTCTTGATCAGTGTTGGTGCTCTTTTCATTTCATGCCTTTACTGGTTATTATACTTTCCATACTGCTGGGTTATGTACATTATGCTGTCTATTGCTATAGCGCCATTTAGGCCAGTTATATACAGCGACTGGCTTTAACTTTCTACCTCTTGGGCAAGCTATTTCACATTTCTCTTTAGCGAACGCACAGACGCAGATGACTTTAGAGGGTTTCACTTAACTCCTTCCTCCATATTGCTTCAGCAGTATACTTAAAGTTTCTATCTAACCAGTCCTCTATAAGTTTATCAATTTCTTGATTTACAGGCAGAGTTATATCGTGAGTGTTGTATTGATAATTATTTGAACAATTCTTACAACATTCTCTAGGTAGTGAACAACAACATGAATTCATTCATACCTCCCAAAGACTCCATCGAACATATCTTGTGTCAGCTCTATGGCAATACACTTCATTTCACTACCCAGCTCGAATAATATGAATGTTATAATTATGATGGGCTGGAATAACAGGCAAAAGAAACAAGCAAGTCTTGCCAACCAAATTTTGTTGCGGTAGAAAGGCTTTAGGTCTTTGACTCTTGGCATATCATTTCTCCCACGCCCCACAAACACATTCACTTTCATCATAGGCTGAGCAGAAGCATACTCCTGCTAGCCTGTCCTCAGCGTTAGCTGCTGCCTCTTGTATTAAAGTGAGATCTCTTGTTATGAGACCCTCAGCGAATCTTTCTATTATCTGTTTTTCAACTTCGTACCTTGTTTTGACTCCTGCGTATCTAGACATTTTCTTCCCGTGTTAAATTCACGTGGCATTTCATTCCTTTGTTTAACTTACAGTCAGCATAGTTAAAAACGAATGAAATTTCACCTATCCTATATTTTATATCTCTGACATTTATGTAATATCCTATTTTAGGTATCATGGAGGAATTTACATAAGCTATCATCTCATTGTCGCAGTAAAACTCTATCCTATCTATGTTAGCCATTGAGTATCCTGAATATGTATGGGGCCAGCAGCCAGCCAGCTGAGGCCCCAATTATGATTGATAGAAGAGTTTGGAGGTATCCTGCTTTGTAGATATAGTTAACAAACTCAACGCCATAAGAAATGGCAGTTACAAGTAGTATGAATATTCCTACTTGCTCAGGTAAGCTCACCAAAAACCTCCGTTTTCAAGATGCATCGTGCATTGTATTTCCATAGCACAGTCAAGGCATATCTTCGGCTTGTAGGTTGTTACCTTAAAGTCGTCTGATATGCCTTGTGTAATAGGCTTATGGCAGAAGTGACAGAGTGTTATCTCTGGAGTATACCCAGGCTGACCTATTGTTGGTGTTATGTAAATCATTCTTCTGTCAGTGCCTCTAATAGTTGATATGCTGTTTTCTCTGTGTCGTTGAGGAAGTAACCTGCTTTACAGGAGTTACACACGTATTCTACAGTACAGGTACAGTCTTCTTTGGCAATGTCTTCTAACTTCTGTAGTGCTGTTAACATTTTAGTTCTCCTAAGGCTTGGGTTATTGCGTCACAGATGCTGTCAACAGTTTGTCTAAGCTTTTCATGTTCCTTACGGTTCTCGTGTGGGATAGTAATAGTTACGAATTTCTTTCCCACTGTTATGTAGAAATTTTCGTTGTCTATTTTTATACACTTACGAATGGCATCTTCAAATGGTTGGCTCATTCTTCACTTCCCAGTTCATTACTGTGTATTTTTTGTTGGGAGTCTTCCCTGTGTTCAGTCGATGGCAGTTGTATCTACTGAGCAGGTATTCAAGGTGTTGTTTCATTGTTGGGTCTTTGTCACACATAGTTTTTAGGTCTTCGTTGTTTAGCACTGTGTAGGACATATTCTCAATACCTTGTTCTTATTGGTTTGTTAGCTGGTCCTGGTTTGTTAGCCGGGCCTTGTTTTCCTTCTGCTTGCCTACCATATTCAAAGTCCGGTCTGTTCATTACTGGAGTTGTGTCAAGTATTTCAAGTCTATTAATGTCATACCAACCAGAGTTTCTTATTGTCCCATTCTCATCTAATCCTGGATTTATGGCTACTTGAATACAGCCATATAGATCAAAGCTAAGACAATCTACTATTCCTATGAGTCTAGTAACCTTGTCTTGTACTCTTTGTCCTAATAATTCAAAATGCTTGTTTACTTGTATCATGGCGCTCTCCTTCTTGAGTTTATGAGGTAAGTTATTTTCCTTAAGTTCAATTTTCTTGACTGTAGTATAAATTTTGATATTAACCAAGAGAAAAGTAACTATAAGGACTAATATTATTTTAAGATTTTGTCCTCTGTATAGAGGGTGCATCTAGTACCCCGCCTTTACGTCAACGTCAACGCATCGGTATACGCCTAGTATAACACTTTTCTTTATACCTTGACCCCATAAAGTTGCATAAAGGCACCGCCACACGCCGCACGACATACCCTGTACCTTCATAAGCATAACACTCATATCATTAAAGTACTACTTTGTGGCTGTTGATATCATCAATAACCACTATGTTATATTGCGTATATCATCAATACACTACATACATATTGATGATATCAGTAGTGGTGTACTCCACTATGCTAGGCTATGTAACACTTGTTATGTGATACGTGTTACTCTATGCATACGATTGTATGGTATGGTGTTACGTGTATGGTACTACAGTGTAGTGTTGTTAGCTGGGTATACCATGTACCATGTAGTGTGTTGTATATCACACAGTGTGTACTTATTGACACAGTATATAAGTGTATGTTATTATTATGTTGTTGTGGTGTAGTGTGTTGTATATGACACACTACAGTAGCCTGACATATAGATAGTGTACATGTAAGTAGTTGTTACTGTTAGTATTATTAGGTATGTTACCTTGGCATACACCTTGCATATACTATTGTACCTGGCCACCATAGGCTAGGCGCTCAGATAGTTGTTGCATGGTATGTTACTATCGTGTATATCCGAGGTTGTAGTTCTTGCTCTTTGATAACGGTCTTTGCCCCTCTGCAAAGTATCTCTCTTCCTTGGATAACCAACTATTAGTCTCCTGTCTTGCTGTCTATAGGTGAATGTTACTCTTTACGGTTTATCGGTTACATAAGAGTGAAAGAAAACCTTGTTAATAGTCAACGCTTTGCTAGTACAGGTCGCAGGTACGGTTATCATCTTTCTTGGAATGGATAAACTAAACGTGTAAATTTGTCTCTCAGTTTTGGGCGCTCCTGATACTAATGATCATCATCATTAAAGGGGTGTTACCATGACTATGAATATATCTAATGTAATTGAAGCTATTAACGTGGAAGTCGAGATTGAGGGTTCCTTTTCCGGTTCCTTGGCAACCAGTAAATTGATTGCTCATTTTTCCGCCGTATCTGCTCCCAGTGAGTGTATGGATAATTTTACGTCCTACTGTCATGCACAGAAGGGATGGAAAAGAAAATGTGACATAGGGAAGGGGAAAAGCAAGGTGGCATGTGGATGGCAAGCACTCCAGGCGTGGTCCTGCATGATCTTGTTGAATGAGCTATCTTTGTGGAGTGAAGAATTGACAGTCGCCGACCGGAATGAGCTAGTGAAAAAGCACTGGTTACAATTTGGCAACGTGGTTGCCAAAAGATGTTTCCGTAACAGCGTTGTTTTCAACAACATGGCGTCCATGCGAAGTAAGCCGACCAAAAACGTTTCTGGCAAAAGCGAATTGCCGGACGTTGCAGAAGACGTGGAAGTAAAGTCGGAAGACGTGGAAGTAAAGTCGGAAGTATCAATTACCCTGTTTGATACCTTGCAAGCTTTAAACACCCGCCTTGCCAGCTTGGACACCGGCAAAACGAAAGTAGAAATCGTCGCGGAAGTAGCGGAAATATCCGCCGATATCGCGGCATTGATTGACAGCTTGAAATAAATCGCAGTTCTCTATGTACTATATAGGGAGTGCTCAAAACTGAGAGACAAAGGGAATTAATTAGAAGCTAATTAGAATATCAATTAGTTGTAATTAAAATTTAATGGGGTGAAAAATGAAAGAAAAGATTAAAAGAATTAAGGAGTTAGAAAGAGAGATAAAAGAGATAAAAGAAAGCATCTCTTTAGTGTATATCTCTTGTCCGTGTAGTTGGGAAAGAGAGGACAAATTGGTGGAATATGCTAAAAGTCTAGGTGGAATTATAACTGATACTTTTCCAACATTGGGCTTTGATGCAATGACCTATGAGATTGCATTACCATCAAATGACGCAAAGTGTAACTTTGAGACATTTGAAGAAAATCTTGATGAAGACTAAAGCAAAAGCCTAGACAGGAAAAATCTGTCTAGGCTTTTTCTTATTCCAGTATTTCAGTATTTCATTAAATACTTTTTAATTAGCTGTAATTAGGAAAATATCTTAATTACTTCTAATTAAAAAGTATTTTCGACGTTCCAGCAAAGCAAGGTCTGGTAAAATTCAACACAATGAATTCGTCACTGTGAGGCAAATTGCACGTGCGATATGTTCAAAAATTCGTGAAGGTCAATACCTTATCCAGGGTGATAAGATGTTGATTATACGGATTTTTGAAACAGCGAAAGGCAATAACTGAAAAGGTTATTGCCTGCTTTCTGGAGGTGAATTGCGCCTTCAGAAAGCAGGCAGTAAATTCTAATTAGTTCTAATTAAATTAATCCGGGGAGGTTAAAATCATGAATGTCGTAATATATAAAAACCGTGGAGCGATTGTTCCGAGTCCTGAGGGATTCATCAAAGAGCATCCCGAGTGTGTTCTGCTACCGTTTGAGATGGTGAGGAACATAGAAGTATACAAGTATGATTGTGTTTTCCAGGGCTTACCAAGTCATAAATGGGCTTGGTTCTGGCTCAACAAGAAAGATTCAAGAGCGAGAAAATTTGGAACCTATGTTCCTGTCCCTTACCTGCTGAAAGAATCCACAATCACCGCAAGAGCATGTTTCAAGAGCTTTAAAAGATCGACCAAGCGATCTAAGCCCACCAAAGTCAAAATGGTAGGCGGACTGTTCAACTCCTCACTTTTTTAGGTCAACAGCTAGACCGGTCGGTCCAATGTTCCTCATTACAGCATATAGCCTATCAGAATTTAGTTTCTGGTAGGCTTTTTTCGTTTCCAGGCTATAATTCAACTAATGAGGTGAACTATGGAACATCTTACCAAGGACGAATTGTTAGCAGTTATCAATAACCCTAAGACTACAGCCCTTGACCGGCAGATTGCCTGGTTCTGGCTGGAAAGAAAGGAGAATTGAAATGGAAATGACACCTGAACAAAGGAAAAGAGTCAACCAGCATAAAACAGCATTTTATAAGTATATGCTGGAAGGAACAATTTGCCACTGCAGGAAGCTCTTCTACGCTGGAATGGCTTCTGAAGCGGTTGAGATCTTGGCTGATTTCACTGGTAAGTCAGAGTCTGAAGTGAGAAACATTTTGATTTCAGATTGAATTGAAAATTGAAAGCCCAACTTGATTCCAAGTTGGGCTTTTTGTGTTTATACTTCCTGTTTAACGACTGAGCGCTCGCTCGGATTTTTCCTTCTTATTCAAAATTTTTCAATTAGAGGTAATTAGAAATGAACTTCCCCAACCACCGTGTATGGATATACTGCATCTACCTCGAAAGTGATTCCGAATTTGATTACGGAGTCTATGTAGCACCAAATGGAGATGTGAGCAACGCTATTGTCTACGGAAACTCCATAGACGAATACATTTCTGGACCTATTGACATCAGGTACACTAGCAAAGAAGTAAAAAGCAATCTTCAAAGATGGACCAACTACTGGTTGGACAGATTATGATAGTAATATCACCATCTTACAAGCGCTATGTAAGTGAGCGCTCACTAACTTACGGCTTTATACGCTCGCGCGCTACCTTACCGCCAATAATAATTATAATTCTTTATATTCTCATAGAAAGCCTTTAAACGGCCCTACAATCAACGATCAACTCAACCCATACCGACACAAGGAGGCAACCAAATGAAGACGATACAGGCCCAAATACGTGAGTTTTTGAACCGCAAGCCCATTACACCAACCGTAGTCAGAAAAGTCACCCGTTTCTCTAAGCCGCCGCACCCGGAGAAACTCCGCACTAGACAGAACCAAGGATATCCACTCATATAATCTTCTTCATACGTTTATTATATCCTGGCGGAATTATCCAATTCACCCCATTAGTCTTCTTGGTCTGAAATTCATACTGAGCCAGTTTTAGAAAAAACTGGCTCTTTGACAAAGGTAAGACACCATTGTCTTCACAATAATCAAGATACAGCAACCAAAGCTGTGATCTATTGACTTCAGTATCTATCTGGGTAATAAAAGCATGGTTGGAAACTTCGCTGGCCTCTCTTGAATCTTTCCCCACCTTAGATGCTAAAGCAAATGCTCTCTCAGCAACTGACAGGGCTAAGGAAGCTGATTTAGTGTTGGTTGCTCCTTCCGCCACCTTTAAATACTTTTTGCCTAACAACAAGGCATCATTTGCTACTTCTGAGATATCGGCTTGATTTGGGTCAAATACTTGTAAGTCATTCATTCAAAACCTCGCAAACCCTCTGTTTATCTTATTCCTATGGCTATTTCAAAATTCACTTTTTCTCAGAGTGACAAACGTAGGCAGAATTTTTTACGAATGTCACTGATTTTGGAAGCCTCTTTTCAACTACTTAGGTCAAAATCAGTGACATTTGGCAAAATTTTATTGTTGGGAGCCTATATAGAATGATTTGCACGATCGCAGTATCTTTATAATAACCATTCTCACTATTATGCTCCATCTCTCTGTTACCAACATACCCTCGTAAGAAATTATACTTATATAAAGTTTGTTAATAAAATGTCACTGATTCTAAAGCAAGTGCATAATATCCTTAAAAATAGAGTGCCCTGAATTTTGCCATTTTCTGCCACTCAGGGTTTTGCCCTAATTTGTCACTGTCAACTTTCTTTACACTTAGCACCATTTTGCCCAATTCTCAAGGCAGAGCATCAACTCCATCGAACTCGAAAAACTTTATAGATTCCGTCAGCCTTCTTGATTGGGCCTATTTTTGAATATTTATCCAAATCAGCAAAGAAATCACCTTTTCGCCACTCTCCATATCCGCCTTTTGAGCAAAAATCTTGAAATCTCTTCCACATCTCGGCTCTGTCCACATAGTCTCTAGCACTACCTGTGATGTTAACATTTTCCTCAAGGAATAGAGATACTGGATCTGTACTAAGCTCCCATCTCTTGTACAACTCCATACTTAAGCTATCTTCCAACCCATGCTGAAAGTACATCTTTACACCTTCTATAGCCCAAGCCAAAACTCCAGGGAGTTCATCAGCAATAATCATATCAGCCAAACCAATAATTTCATGGTGAGCGTCACCCTTAGTAAACTGCACCATAGAATGGCCAAACCTTCTCTCAGTCTCTGGTCCAACTGGGGAGAGAGCAAAGTTGTCATTCATGGAAATAACAAAGCTGCAAGTGGATCTGAAATTAAATGTGGAGCTGTAAATGAATCTAGCAGTAATTATTCCCCCGCCTGTGATCTCCTTCAGCCCGGTAATGTCAATTTTTCTGGAGCCTTTACCTGTTCTGACCTCTGACATGAAGTTAACTCTGGATTGTGCTATATGTGCTCTGAAATAATCTTGATTGAGCTGATCTAAAGATACAGTAGTAACCCGACTAGTGGGGAGCATGGCCATCATAACATTCTCAATGGTGCCTTTGCCTGCTCCTCCTGTGCCTTTCATTACCATAACTTTCTGGGCTTTATTAAGGTAGCCACTGACTGCAAGCCCAAATAATTGTTGGAATAGCACTGGATTCTCAATATTGGCTAATATCTTATCAAACAGAGGGGTTTTCATACTAAAATCAGGTTTGATTCCCATTCTGAATCTACACATCAGGTCTTTAGTATATTCCACCTTTTCAACTTTCTCATCTTTGATAAGGTAGAAACCATCAGAGCAAGGGAAACCAAATGCTTCATTCCACTGTAACACATTAACATCACTATCATTAACTACCATACCCGCCAGAGCTAAGTAGTCACTTTTAATTTGGCAATGGTCAACATGATTATAGTAAGTCCAAAGATTTTTCTTAATAACACTTTGGGTGTGTTGTTGCCAGATGGTGCCACCTTCCCAAGAGTAGACACTACCACCAAAAGTTTTACAATCACCAGTATTTCTGATGTAATCCTCCATAATATCGCCGTGGCTTGCATCTGGAGCAACTGTGACGCCATACATGCACTTGGGGTCAATCTCATCACCTACGTCATTCTCAGACGTTTTTTCAGCTAGCTTTGCCTTTACTTCCTTACGAACAGCAACTACACTCACACCAACTTTTTTGGCTACGGCTTTGCTAAGCTTTTCTAGTTGTATATCACTAGCATCGGTATTAGCAGCATGGATTGAAAACCAATCATCAATTTCATCCTCATTAGCTGTTTCAATCCACTCCAATAGATCTTCATAAGTCCACTGCAAAGCATATTTAACTCCACCATGGCTGAAGCTATGCAGGAATGGGGCTTTGTCCTGACCCATAATCTTACCAACATTTCGCTCTGACTCACACTTAATTGGGTCATTAAATTTATCTTTTTGTAACCACTTATCAGGATCTGAGAGGATCTCACTTACACGGACCTCCTCGCCACCAACCCTCTTTAATATAACATTAGACAACAGTATGGAATTACTGAGGCTTTGTGCTGACTTCTTTGCCTCTTTCACAGTCATGCCAGACTGAATATTTTTCTCAGTTTGTTCTGAAATCCATGCAGTTTTAGCAGTAATAACGTCAGGCGCATTTTCCTTGATCTTCTTGTAGGTGGCCCAATCCTTCTCAAATTTAACTGTTAGTTCTCTTAAAATACCAATTGCGATTTCAGCATCCAAGACCCCGCCTGGTTGGTAGGAGCAGGTACGAGCAATGTGCTTGTAATATTCCTCTGGACCTTCTACTATAGCGTCCGACGAATAAACCACTCGTTCAGGAGAACCAACAGCAGGGTCAATCAGACTCTCAGAGGTGATTGAACCGGCTTTACTGACTTTGTATCCTCTGTAATCGGGAGAGGTGAGCCAGCACCAACGGTGGATAAGCTTGACAAGCTCATTGTTGCATTTCTTGACTGGGAGGAATACGTGGAGACCTGTGCCTTGCTTTCCATTGATTTCAACACTGGCTGAAGTAGATGGTCTCAACCATCGGCAAATTTGCGTTCTTTGGCTGCTTGTTTCACCGATCAGAGCATCACGCAACACGATGTCCAGCTCAGATAGGAAACGCTGTCTGAGGGCATCTGAGGCGTTAGAATCGAAATCTAAATATACAAGAGAAATGTTGCCAGAGTTGCACCAATCGAAGAATTCTTTGGTCCGAGCTATTTTTCCATCTGAGACATTAGCCTCGGTCGTAAGTTGAAACTCCTCATCAACATTGCCATGGACACCCAAGAGGATGCATTTCTCCGGAGATTTGGCAAGGTTGTTGAGGTATTCCCCAACAGCTCCAAATTCTAGGGGGATTGTTTTACTGGTAGCATCATATATAGCTGGTGCAGCTACTACAGTGTGTGAGCCATCAGGATTTACACTGTATTTCTTACAAATTGTACCTTGGTTTGAGGTTAACTCTGTCAGAAGGATCATAGTCTATGCCTCTTTTATAAGACTCTTGAAATCGACTTCATTACCTACTATAGCAATTATTTTATTAATATCCCTGATTCTAAGTATCTCAGGTCTTTGACATATTTTCCAAGTGTATGCCTTACTGAATCCTATCTGCTTACCTAGTTTTCCATAGCTTAGTCCCCTTTTCTCCCTGTAATCATTCAAGTCCATTTTGCCCTCCATGATAGTTTTTATTTGTAAACAAAATTTTAGTTGACTATCAGCACCATATCGTCTCTAATTAAATCCGGCAAGGGAAAACTTACAGACGTAAAACATTAAGATTAATAAGAGAAAAGAGGTAACACAATGTCAGACTGCGGTAGAAGGGCAATAATTAATGAGCAAATCTTTAAATTAGTCAGCAGCTATATTGCTAATTCAGTAACCTATAGTGTTCCGTCACTAGTTGACAAGCGGAATCTGAAAGACTATGCCAATATCCTTACTTTCACTCACTACTTTCTTGAGCTTGGTTGTGAGGTAGACAGCTTTGCTGACCACTACACTAAATTCAAAGACTTAGATAGGGATTATCTGGAAGAGAAACTGACTTGGTATCAAAATCGCTACAGCATGAACAAGAAGACAGCGGATTGGATGAGGAAGCAATTTGGAAAAATTGAGTTGTATCCATTAAGTCATGCAGATCTGGTTGAGCTTGAGGACGATGCTATCAGACTGTCAAAGTAATTAAAAGTAAAATAATTTTCAAGTGTCACAGTGTGATACATAACAGGAGGACAACAGCTGTGGGAATTCAATCAACCAGAACCATCACAAGAGAACAGGCAATACATAGAATAGGGAGAATAACAAACTTTGTCAGAGCAGGTAATTGGAGAGCTTTGGAAGCTGACTCTCAGGAATTAAGCATCAATCCTATGAAGCATGAGTTTGAACTTCCAGAAGGAGATATAAATTTTTGGGTCAACAGGTCTTTAGAAGAGATCATGGATCAACCATTCTTCAGATTTTCTATGTTTGAAAATTACTTTATCGAAGATTAACTAGATCTAATTAGAAAGGAGGAGACATTATGTACATAATTGAACACAGAGAGAATGGAGTAGTTAGTTGTTTACCTGACTTTATTAGCAAAAGGTCACTGATTGAAGTTACAGCAGTTGGCCAGAGATTTGCCCAATACATGGATATGAATGGAGGCAGGAATTATGATTCAAAATATTATTATGAGTTGATGCTTGAGGAGGAACCCAAATGACACTACACCAACTACTCCTCAACCGAAAAATCGTCAACGTCAGGTACATGACCAAGAATGAAGTAGATAACCACATGTGGAGCAGGGCAGCAATAGTCATCACACTTGACAACGGCGTCTCCTTCTACCCATCAAAAGATGAAGAGGGAAACGAGGCTGGAGTGCTTTTCACTACACATGGAGAATTCCAGGTAATTTAAAAAGGAGAAACAACAATGAAAGCAATAAGACACGGTGATTTATGTTTAGTACTTATCAACCAGCTGCCAAACAACCTCGTTGAAACAGAAACAACTACCATTATGGAAGGAAAGAGTAACAGCCACGAAGTAACAAACGGGAAGGTTTACTTCAAAGATGTATCAACCTTCGTCTTTGGCTACCTAGTAGCTGAAAAAGGGTGTAAGTTGTTACACCCAGACCACGGGGTGGGCAGTGGAGTAAAAACAGCGGAAATACCCGTAGGTATCTATGAGTTGCGGCGACAATTTGAGCAGACACACGACTCAATGAAACAAGTAGTTGACTAAGGAGATAAAATTATGAAAACATATAATGGTAGTGTGAAAATAAATAATAGTAATGTTGAGGAGTGGCAGAAGAAACTTGAAGGAGTGGAAGAGATAACAGGGAGTCTCTCCGTCGAAGCAGACTTCCAAGCTCCTGCCTTGACCAGTGTTGGTGAGAGTCTCTACGTCAGAGCTGACTTCCAAGCTCCTGCCTTGACCAGTGTGGGTGGGTATCTCTCCGTCAGAGCTGACTTCCAAGCTCCTGCCTTGACCAGTGTGGGTGGGAGTCTCTACGT